ATTCCAGTGGAACCTTGAGGACCATCAAAACCAGTAAAACCTGTGATTCCAGTGGAACCTTGAGGACCATCAAAACCAGTAATTCCAGTGGAACCTTGAGGACCATCAAAACCAGTAATTCCAGTGGAACCTTGAGAACCGTCAAAACCAGTAATTCCAGTGGAACCTTGAGAACCGTCAAAACCAGTAAAACCTGTGATTCCAGTGGAACCTTGAGGACCGTCAAAACCAGTAAAACCTGTGATTCCTGTGGAACCTTGAGGACCATCAAAACCGGTAATTCCAGTTGAACCTTGAAAACCATCAAAACCAGTAAAACCTGTGATTCCAGTGAAGCCTTGAGGACCATCAAAACCCGTGAAACCTGTAATTCCGGTGGAACCTTGATGACCTTCAAATCCGGTAAAACCTGTAATTCCGGCGGAACCTTGAGGGCCATCAAACCCCGTTAAACCTGTAATTCCAGTGGAGCCTTGATGACCTTCAAAACCAGTAAAACCTGTGATTCCAGTGGAACCTCGAGGACCTTCAAAACCTGTAATTCCGGTGGAACCTTGAGGACCTTCAAAACCTGTAAAACCTGTGATTCCAGTGGACCCTCGAGGACCTTCAAAACCTGTAATACCGGTGGAACCTTGAGGACCTTCAAAACCAGTAAAACCTGTGATTCCAGTGGACCCTCGAGGACCTTCAAAACCTGTAATACCGGTGGAACCTTGAGGACCTTCAAAACCAGTAAAACCTGTAATTCCAATGGAGCCTTGAGGTCCATCAAATCCCGTGAAACCTGTAATTCCAGTGGAGCCTTGAGGTCCATTAAATCCTATGAAACCAGTAATTCCAGTAGAGCCTTGAGGTCCATCAAAACCAGTGAAACCTGTTATTCCAGTGGAGCCTTGAGGTCCATCAAATCCTGTTATTCCAGTTATTCCAGTTGAACCTTGAGGTCCTTGAAAACCAGTGAATCCTGTCATTCCAGTAGAGCCTTGAGGACCGTCAAATCCTGTGAAACCAGTAATTCCAGTAGAGCCTTGAGAACCTCCGAAGCCTGTGAAACCAGTGATTCCAGTGGAACCTCGAGGACCGTCAAATCCTGTGAAACCAGTAATTCCAGTGGAACCTTGAGGACCTTCAAAACCTGTAAACCCTGTAATTCCAGTGGAACCTTGAGGACCTTCAAAACCTGTAAACCCTGTAATTCCAGTGGAGCCTTGAGGTCCTTCAAAGCCTGTGAAACCAGTAATTCCAGTGGAACCTTGAGGACCTTCAAAACCTTCAAAACCTGTAATTCCAGTAGAACCTTGAGGACCTTCAAACCCTTCAAAACCTGTAATTCCAGTAGAACCTTGAGGACCTTCAAAACCTGCAATTCCAGTGGAACCTTGAGGTCCATCAAACCCCGTGAACCCAGTAATTCCAGTGAAACCTTGTAGACCTTCAAACCCAGTAAACCCAGTAATTCCAATGGAACCTTGTGGACCTTCAAAACCCGTGAAACCAGTAATTCCAATAAATCCTTGAGGTCCATCAAAACCTGCGAAACCAGTAATTCCAGTAGATCCTTGAGGTCCATCAAAACCTCTGAACCCAGTAATTCCTGTGAAACCTTGAGGTCCTTTAAAACCTGTGAAACCAGTAATTCCAGTACAACCTTTAAATCCAATGGACCCTGTTATTCCAGATTTACCAATAGGTCCTTGTGGACCTTCAGGGCCTCTAGGGCCTACCACACCAGGTGGTCCACGAGGCCCTTGTTTTCCTGTGATGCCAACATTTTCATTAGTATTATTATTGTTATTTTCTCCAATTCCTAATAAATTATTGACCCATTTTTTAATGGAAAAAACAAACACCCAAAAAAGATTACTCTGATCAATTCCAGGAATTCGATTTTTCGATTGTTGTAATGCTCGATATATAACTCCATTATAAATTACCAAAGTTTGAGTTTTATAAATCTGTGTTGGATTCCATGAATAATCTACTAATGTAACGCCATAAAAGTCGGAAACATGTAACCATTCCTTTTCTACAGAAAGAGCATTGTTGTTATCAATTGGGGATACTCCTATTGAATAATCTTTTAAACATATCCATGTACCTTTGGCAGTTGTTACAATATTTCCCAATTTATACACTTCTGATGCAGAGTAAGCAGCTTTATAGGTGAAATTCCATTGATTATTAATTTGATCCATATAACCATAAGATGCAAATAATTCATTGTTTTTTAAAGGAATATTATACCAATGATAATTACTATTTGAATTTACATCCGGACTAAATGATTTATTATTGAATTTTGCAATATACAATTTGTTTTTAGAAATATTCAAAATCAAGTTACCAGACGAATATAATTTGTTAGAATCCCAAATCCCTTTGAATTGTAACTCGGGTATATAAGCTGAGTCCAGTGGAAGTGATAACCAAATAGAATTTGAATTTGATAAAGCTGGAGATATATTAAGACTTGCGGTTGATGCAATAAAATAACGATTAGGCAAAGGTATATACACAATATTTCCAACCATATAATTAACGTCTTCTTTCCAAATTCCAAAAAATTCAAGATCTGGAAAATATATAGATTGTTCCTCTTGTTGTGTACTAATATCAATAGAATTATTATTATCATTAATTGGTTGTAAAACTGAAGAAGAAAAGGAATCATCAGCCTTTGAAGTAGAAATAGATAACCGGGGCGTTGTTATTGCTGTTGACGATGATGTCACCGCTTTTGTTGATGACGATGCCGATGATGACGCCTCCTTGATTGTTGTTGTTGATGATGGTGATGTCGCGGATGTTGATGATAATGATGATGTAGCGGAAGTCGTCGATAATGATGCTGATGGCAAATCAGAATTATCTATCAAATAATATGAATATGTATACGGAGTCCATTCCCAATAGGCTGAACTGATGGAGGGAAAGTGATCTATGTTATTTGATGCTTTAGATATACATAGTCTTGTTGGATTTCCATATTTAACAATTTCCCCTTTTACATAAACTTTATCCTTTTGATATGCTTTAATTAATAACCATTCATCTAATGAACTTGGTACTTTAGATGTCATATTATTATTTAATATTTTTCTGTACTCTAATTTTTTTTTCACACAAAATAAAATAAAGTGATTCAATATTAATTTTTTATTAATGAACAAGCAGATGATGTATATACCTAAAGATAATGCTACTTTACAAGTTTAATTTTGTTCATTTTATGGTGGGATGCTTAAATAAATAATAAACAATATTATAAAAAGAATTTTAATACAAAAAAAATACAGCTGTCTTTTGTTTGATAATATATTAATTGATAATAATAAATATCACATGATTACATTAAGTTTTAGTTTTCTTATCATCTTTTATCTGGATCTTGCTTTTTTTTCATTTAACACATAAAGAAAGATGAGTATTACAAAAGCTCCTATATTCAAAATTGTAAGAACAGAAGACCCCAGCTTTACTTTCACAATTGACAATATATCTAAAGAATATGTGACCGCTTTACGTCGTACATTATTAACAAAACATTCCGCCTTTGCTGTTTATGCTGTTGATATATATGAAAATACAAGTAATACAATAGATGAAATCTTGACGGATCATTTAAAAAATGTTCCATTCTTGTCAGAAAATAAACAAGACTTTCCAGATTGCGGAACCTGCAATCACGACATCAATTCTTCAACAAAGGTCGAAAATGAGACTATTTGTAACAAATGTTCTTTAAGTTGTTTTGTTATCAATGTAAAACACCCAAAAGACGCAGCAGACGAAACGCGAATTGTCACGCAATTGGATATTGTGGAAAATCATTTGTCATCTTCTTTATCTGACTCTTTTACTGAAAAAGTAGTAGAAGTAGAATCTTGTGGAATAAAACCATGGATATTTCCATCATTTCCATTGCCCATTACAACATTATACCGAGGACAACAATGTCATGTTAGACTATGGTTGACACGTCGTCAAGCTTTCCACCATAAAATGTTTAATCCAGTAGATAAAGTTATTGCTAGACAAAATGGTGCGAAAATTACTGTACGTCCATCCAAACAAAAAGATTGGTCTGACTATGAAAAGTCAGAATTTGTGTCTAAAGCATGTCCTAAAAAAGTGTTTGACATTGAAGATATTGTAGGATCAGATAAGATGACACAAACGCAAATTAAAGTTTCAAGACCTCAAGATTGTAACTTATGTATGCAATGTATACACTATTCGGACGTAATACTCAAAAAACCTGACACAATAATAGTCGAAACAAGACCAAGAAATTGGTATATGGAAATAAAACATCATGAAACAATGTCTGCTGAAACAATCATGAAAAATACATTCAAAATAATAAAAGAAGATGTTTTGGACTTGATGCAACATACAAAAAATCCAATAATCATGCCTGTGTAATATTGAAAAAAAAAATATAATAAAATATTTTTAATATTTATCATCAAACATATAATCTGTATTTTTTGTTTTCAAAAAAAAAAATAATTAAAAGAAAATGGCTTCTGCTGTAGGAATCAAAATCAATAGCAGTGATTTATTCAACGTATTGCTTTTATGTTTCATACTGTTTGGGGTTGCGTTTGTTTGCCAAGGTTATGTACATACGGTATGTGAAAGAGATCCCCGATATAGTGTGTGGTTGTTTTCTTATTGGGTTTGTGGAACGGCAGCAGCTACATTACTTTTTTTAGTAGCATTTAATGTGTTTATACCAGATGATTGGTTGAATTCAACCAATAAATTGAAAGTCAAGTCTCCATTCTTGTAAAAAAAAAAAATAAACATGTACATATATTATTATTATTATCTGTTATCTCTTTTGATTTTTTGTTTTGCTTTGAGTATAAGTATTTAAATTGTAAAATTGTGCTTGTGTGTCATGTTCATATGTCACTTTGAACTAATGAGACGAAGAATGTCATTCAAACTTAAGCAGACTAAAAAGCACAACAAATGTTTTGATTTTTTTTATGTCTCCGTTGAATTGGTCATTTTTTTTGGATAATGTATCATCATTGTTGTGTATAGTTTATGCGTTTATATGAAAAAAAAAAGAATAAAAGTATATAAAATTGAATGATGACAGAAATTCAAAAAAGTGCAGATATAGATGCGTCAAATAAAATTTTAATAAAACCTTGTAAAAATTTGGTTTCAATAGGATATATTGCTCAACATAAAGAAAAGTTTATAAAATATAAAATATGTAAGTATATAGATTCTGGTGCATTTTCAAGTTGTTATATGGCAATTCGTTCACCAGATTCCGAATCAGAGTCAGACAGTGACAATACTCATACAGAAAAAGAAACAAATGAAGATACAGGCTTGATCGAAATAAATAAAAATATGATAAGATTGAATATTACTAATAAAGAAATAGAAATAGACTCAGATTCGGATTTAAATACCCCACCATCTAAAAGAGCAACAACCCAAAGGATGAGTAAAAATAATAATTTTCATAATATATCAGAGCAACCACTACATCATCAACATCAACAACTTGAAAATAATGAAACGTTTGTAGCCATTAAAATAGTACCCCTTAAAACTATTTTAACAAATAAAATTGTAAAACAAAATGTTGTGTCTGAAATTAAAATATTAACAGCAGTTTGTGCGAAAAAGAAATGTGACAATGTAATTGAAATACTTGATCATTTTCAATTTGAAGGCAACATGTTTACTGTTCTTGAATATTGTGCTGGAAAATCATTAAAAACATTTCTTGAAACAAAACAAATTAATCCAAATAAATGCGGGGAAACAAGATGTCTTATATACATGCATCAATTACTTACTGCAATAAAACATTTGCATGAGAATAATATTGTCCACCGAGATGTTAAACTTGGAAATATTTTATTAACAGATTGCAATGCCACAATAAAGTTGGCAGATTTCGGATTTGCTGTATATCTCCATCGACCCAAAGAACAAAGGCTACAATCTATTTGGGGAACTCCATATTTTATAGCACCAGAAATTGTTGCCTCTACGTCTACTTCTACATCATCAACCAATAAAGGATATAGCTTTCCAGTTGATATATGGTCAGCTGGTATATGTATGTTTTACATGCTATTTGGATATTTTCCATTTTCTGGTAAAACAAAGGAATGTGTCTATGAAAAACTGGAAAATAATATATTACAAATTCCAGATGTACGCAAACTCTCAAATAATACTATAGATCTCTTGAGCAAAATTTTGATTAAAAATCCAGAATCTCGATTGACTGCCGCACAAGCTTTAAATCATACATGTTTCAAAAACATAGATAATAAAATTTTTGTACCCGTCGTCTCTAAATCAACTTAGTAACAATAAATATTTTATGAGTAAAAAAAAAAAGAACTAGATACTATTATTTATTCAAATTTTTCAATCAAAGTTTGGGATACAACAGTCCATACATTGCTAACCAAATTAGATGTTTCGCTTTTAATGCTTTGAGTCAAAGAATTATAAATGTTGTCAAATGAAATTATTTTATCATTTTTTCCAGCATCAACAATTGACGTCAAAATATAGGATTTCAAAGTGAATACAAATTCTTCTACGTTCATATGCTGCTTCTCTTTATTATATAGCTCGTTAATTTTAGACAGCTTGGTAGATGCATACATAATATATGATAAAATACATTTTTTAAACAACTCTGTTTGCACGTTTTCATTTTCATTTCCTTCTGTTTTATAATTTAAATTAATCCATGATGCTTCAATTTCATCTTTTAATTCATTTTGGATGATCAACATTTGTGCGTCTTCAACACATCCAATATTGATATTCAAAATTGTACCATATATCAAGTCTTGGGAAAGATAAGTTTTTTCTCGACAAAAGAAAATATCTGCAAGTTCTTCATCGTGGATAAGAGAATTGTAAACATCAAATGTTGTGATATCAATGCCATCCGAAAACTTGGAAAATGCTTTACTATTGTACAGTACGTCTAATAATTCAAATAGTAAAAAGTTAATAAGAACTTCGAATGAATCAATCGCAAATATATCAAAGCATTTGTCAGGGTCGGTTGAATTTTCATGTAAACGTAAAAGCACTTGATTGCATGCATCTTCAGGAAAATATGCACATACAAATTCTTCTATATTATCATTTTCAATTGTAACAAATTGGATTAACAATTTATTTATGAGTTCCTGAGCATATACAGATAAGTTAAAGTGTTTCCCTTCATAATTAGAATAGTTGGCACTAAAATATTCAATCTTGTTTTTTATAAGATCGTCTCGATTTAAACTAGTCAATTCTGTAAGTTCAATGTCAACGTTTTCTGTAGAGCTCATTGATTGTCTGATTGGTTGTTTGTTATGTGTAAGAAAAAGAAAAAGAAAGAGCAAAAAATATGATTGATAAAACAAATCCAAATTGAAAATGAAAATAAACAATAAACAACAAATATTAATTTTTTTGTGTGGGGAACGAAATTATAATTTAATTTATGAAAAATTACTATTTTGTTTTAGAAGAAGAAGAAGAAGAAGAAAAAGATACCAATGGCGACAAAGTGCTGGAAGAAATGTGTGATCGTGAGTGCGAGTGTGCAATTACAGATAGTGCTTTAGAAAATTGTTCTACAATTTTATCTTCTCTTGCTTGCATTGGTAAAATGTGTGTATTATAATAATGTATATAATGTAATACGTACCAAGTGATTATTAACATGCATATCACATGTAATGATACTATAAATGAATTAAATTCAATATATATCATATCGACGCACGCATCTTTATGTTGAGACCAATGTCTACTTGTTGATAAACCAATAGATTTACATATATCTTCTGGTCTTGATCCTTTCCAAAATCCAATACCTGCTAAACTTGGTCCTTGTAAAAATAATATTGATAACCCAGGAACTAGCCAATATTGATAGAAATTCATTGGTGAAATTAAGTTGGAAAGGAAATTCTCTTGACTATTATTTATTTCCATTGTTGAAGATTGTTGTAATTCAAACAACACGTTATTATTATTATTATTATTAATATTGATATCATCGTGTATTTTGGAAATCTGTTTCTGAAATTCATATTTACGACCAATATTGTCAGACATTGTTGTAATTAATAAACCCATCATGAGGAACCACCATAGTATTAAAGTAATATGTATACATAGAGGTTTTATTAGATTGCGCATGACAATTATCATTGTTGAATAATTCGTCGGTTCTTTATTTTTGTTATTTTTTTTTTCATATATATGGGGTGTATCATGTATCATTATCATTGTTAAATAAAACTCTTTTGAAAAATAACAAATAAAATAAAATATTATTCATATGACAAACAAAACATAACAACACTGAGAGAAAAAACAATCAATTGAAATGAGTAAAATAAAAACATTGTATGATGTAAAATATGGAACGCGTATCTTTGTCTTTGATACTAAAAGGAAACAAATGTTTTTGCAATTTTGAATCAAGGGATATTCGAATCCATTTACGCAGCTGCGCCAGAGATTGCTCGAGACGCATTAGTGGAAGAAGAACCCTTCTGTGAAGACGTCGAAGAAGACGAACGTCTCAGTGAACGAGCAGCCTTGGCAGCCGGGGTCATCATGTTGACGTAGAGTACCCAGAGCATGAACAGGGCAGAAAGACCAACACAGATGTATACCACCTTGAGTGCAAGAGTCATAGGTGCTGGAACACCATCGACGGCAGGGGCACCAAAGAGTGTTCCAACGGTGTCAAATTCGAATACACCTTGAACACCATGTTGAATTCCGCCAATCAGCAGAACAACAAGAGCCACCAGAACGAGGACATTGTCCAAATCAAAACGAGAAGAAGAACCCATTGTTGAAAAATAAAAAGTTGTTTGTTTTTTTTTTAAATGTTAAAAAATTTGGGAAAGTTTGAAAGTTGCAAGAAGACACAAGGTGTTGGTTTTTTTTTGAGCAAGATTTGCACAATTAATTTTTTTCAAGCCCAACTTTTGCGATGAAAAAAAAAATAATGAAAAAAAAAATAATAATAAAATGTATAAGAATTGCAAACAGACAAACAAACAAAAAAATAAATGATTAAAAAGTTTGATAAACTTTACAATAAGCTATTCTTCTTCGTTACATTTGATAAATGACTCGTAGCCAGATCCGTATAAACGTGCGAGTTCTTTTTCTTCCTTGAGATGACGATTGACGAAAGAAAATAAGTTTGCTTCTTTTTTGACATATTTGTTTTTAATTTCTTCTAGTTCCTTATTTCTGTTTACTTCAATGCGCTCCAATTCTTCAAGACAGTTCCAATATTCATACTTTTGGCTTTTACGCAGTTTCAATTTTAAATCAAGTGCTTCGGCATCAATAATACGATTTTCCACTTTGTTATATTTATAAGTTTTATTTTCTTGTTTACAATTCATATCATGACACGCATCCTGAACATCTTGTGTGTCGGAAGGTGATATAAATGAGTAAAATGTTGTTTGATATTTTCTTTCTCCGTTTGAATTTATACAATATATACCGTATACGTTCACAGGCGAATTTGAATCTATATTTATTTCCCCTATAATTTCAATTTGCTCGCAATGTATTATTTTCGTATTCTTGTTGTTACTTTTACTTTCATCGACACATTCCGAATTGAAAATTTTATAAACTTGAGCAATGTCTGATGCCTTGAATATTTTAGGTCGGAAAGGCGATCTTCCAAATCTCTGTAAAGTGACAGCATAGTAAGGCATTGTTGAAACAAAACAAAAGTTTTCGTTATATTCTGTTCTTCTAATTTGTCGAGCAGTTGAGAAATGAGAACAACAACAATATATGGCAAGCAACTAAACAAACAGAAATTTCTAATCATAATTAATGTTCGAGCGAGAAAATGAAATTGTAATTTCATTTACATTCGTATGAACGTTTCTCCATAAATACATACATACATACAAATTTTTTTTGCGTAGTAAAAAAATGACTGAAACTTTTAATTTTTGTAAAAAAGATATTGATGTGGATGTATACAATTTCATTTTTTGTAATTGTATTGACATGGGTATAGAATTGACAAATGAGTTTACGGTAACAATTAATGACAAATGTATTAAATTTATAGATGCTAATAACAAGAAACTCTTCAAAATTCTTTGGGACGAGGACAATTCATTTTGCTTAATTAACGCATATTTGCGATTGCTACACAACAGTAAAGAAAAGGAGCAAAAATAAATATATCTTATTGTATAAAAAGAAGAAATAACTTTATACAAGTTTAAGTGTGAGGAGACTCTTGTGATGTTTAAGACAGTCTGTTATTTGCAGAGCTGATTGATAATCAGCATTCCATGAAAGATCAATCCTAGTTAAATGACTGTTGATTTTGATGGCATCTACTAATTTTGAAATACCCAATTCGCCAAAATTATTTCTAGAAAGGTCAAGACTTGTTAAGCCTTTGTTATATCTAATCGCATCGGCCAAATAGTTTACACCTACGTTATCAATATTACAGCGCCCAAGAGATATGCTTTGAGTACTGTTGTTATATCTAAGTGAATAGGCCAGAGTTTTCATACCAGTTTGACGATAAAATGTATTGTGTGAAACATTCAAATTTGTTATTTTAATATCCAAGTTAGATAATAAACCAGCTATAATTAAAATTCCTTTGTTGCCAATTCTGTTTCTATCTAGTTTCAAGTTATTCATAAATTTAATAGATTTAATGGCCTCTGCTACCGCAGCAACTCCAATTTCAGTAATTAAATTGTTTCCAAAATCGATACTTGTAATGTTTCTGCTTTCCTTTATGGCATTAGCTAAAGCTATTACTCCTTCATCCTCTATTTCATTTGAATGAAAATTGAGAGTTTTCAAACTTGTAATAAATTTAACAGCTTCAGCTATAGCAATAGCTCCAGTTTTCGTGATTAAATTATCTCCAATATAAACATCTGTCATATATTTATTATTATTTTTGATAGAATTAAATAAAGCTATCGCCCCTTCATCACCTATGTCATTTGAACAAAGATTAATACTTGTCAGATTTTTGCAAAATTTAATAGCTTCGGATAATAAAATGGCACCCTGATTTCGGATATTGTTGTTTTTGAAATTGATATACATCATATTAATATTACATTTTATGACATCAGTCCAATCATTTATAGTTTTAGAATGGACACCGCAATTATCAAGTGTAATGTGAGTGACTCGCATATTATTTTGAATATATTTCATAATAATTTTAGATAGAGCAACTTCATCGTCTTTAGATTTTTGGCAATCATCTTCCACAGTCAGATGCAAACTCATATACATGAGCGGTATTTTTGAAGGAATCGATTGAAGTTTTTGAGTCATCTTCGAAAACCTATCTGTTGATATTCGAAAAGGTGGAGCAATTTTCCAAGCAAAAGCTTGAGCTGCCACTATTCTCAAATATTTATTACATTTTGATAGATTAAAAAGACTATGTATATCAAGACCATGCATGATAAGTTGTACTTCCACTGTAGCTAATTGATTCAAGCATATCGTGGGCATGCTGAACAAGGTAAATGTCGTTGTCGTTGTTGTTGTTGTTTGAAAGAGTGTATTGTCTATTTGTTTTTTAATATTTGTATATTTGCGCAGTAAGACGTTTTTATTTCAAACAGAAAGTTATTTTTTGCGATGATCAATTTTTTTTTCTCACAATCATCACATTCATATTTTATCTCAACACATCGAGACAACGAGCCGATCCGAGACCTCGTCATCCATACCACACCCGCGCAACGGTATACTGTTTTCTCTTGATAACAATGAACATTGTTGCCAAACAAAAGAATTCATATTCTTGTTTATATGATGATGTCGTTCATATTATATTTTCTCATTTGACATTAAAAGACACCATAAATGCTGGACTCACGCACAAAAGATGGCTTCACGCAAGTGTAAGTACACATATACCCTGTAAAAATAACTCATTAAATGACGTAAAAATAGATTTTGTTTATGCGGCAGCTATATTGTCCAGATATGGTCATCATTTTACAACATGTGAATTTGGAATTGTACCAATTACAAGCGAACTCGAAAGTATCGTGTCCCAAACAATTGAACAAAGCACATCTTTAAAAACTATTAAAATGTGTCGCTCGTCATTTCCGTCAGAAGTCATACAAATGCTTGTCTCTGCAACTGTGAAAAGTAAATCCATACATTCAGTCGATATGCAAGGTTGTTTTGGTTTTCGCTATACAGATAAAGCAATGAAAAATGCTATATCAGATATTATTACAAAACAGTCTTGCACGACTACTTCAATTCAAATTGGTCACAATTATATTGGAAATGAAAATATCAGATATATTTCTCACATCCTTGAACAACATTGCTCTCAAATCACTTTAATTGATTTAAGTGGCAATGCATTCAATTCCGAAGGTTTACGGTCTATGGAATCAGTTATTTCAAAAAGTTTATGTTTAAATACACTAATTCTACGATCAAATAAAATTGATTATGATGGAGCTCAAATTGTTGCATCTTTTATTCAATCAAGTACATCTTTAACATTTGTTGATATATATCATAACAATGTAGGTATAGACGGAGCCCGTGTTATAGCCGATGCTTTATCTAAAAGTAAATCCATTGTCTCACTCAATATAGGATTTAATGATATTCAAGATGAAGGACTGGAGGCTATTTCAAATGCACTGGTCATAAATCCTTTCATAACTTCAATAAATATAAAAAGAAATAAAATTGGAGATAAAGGTGCTCAGTATATTGCTGACGCAATTACAAAAAGCAAATCACTACAATCAATTGATTTGTCATGGAATAAGGATATTGGGCATATAGGCGCACAATGTATTGCAAATGCATTAAAAAATAGTTCTTCGATGACATCAATAAATATGATGTTAACTAATATTGACATGCAAGGAGGAGTTCAATTTATAATGTCTGCTATCGAGCAAAGCTCATCGATAAAGATTATTGATTTATCATTCAATAATATAAATTATGAAGGAATAAAAGATGTCGCTTCTGCAATTGCAAAAAGTCAATTTTTAACATCAATTAATTTGAATCGATGCAATATATGTATCAATGGAATAAAATTACTTGCAGCTGCTATTGAACAAAGTACATCTTTAAAGTCTTTGAGTATGTCTTCCAATAATATTGGCGAATACGGTTGTGATATTTTGGCATCGGCTATTTCAAAAAATGCAACTTTAACTTTTATAGATCTAAGTTGTAACAATATCAAGGACAAAGGTGCCAAAAGTATTGCAGATCTTATCAAAAATACTAATAATCGGACTTTAACTTCAATTAATCTATACAGCAATAGTATAGGATTTGAAGGAGCACAAGCCATTGCAGACGCAATCTCATTTTCAAAAAACGTATATATAAATTCAATAAATTTAAGTGCTAATAACATTGACTTTCAAGGCGAACGGTGTATTCGATCAGCTGTTAAAAGTCGAAAATCAAATATTATGGTTTATACTGATACGTTTACAAATTAAAAATTGTTATTTATTATCTATTGTTCACCTGATCTTTTAACTAAATCAAAGCAATTTTTACAAATAGTTTGGTCACGTGAAGAATTTGGATTGACATACCATTTTGGTATTCTAAAAGCCAGTATAATTTTATTACTGATTGATATTGTCGATATGGCCTGTGGAGACATCCAAGTATATTTCATAGATGTGCCAATAGAATCATAAGGAAATAAATTAAGAATCCATCCAAATATGTTTCTGTTGTTGTCTTGACAATTATAAAAATTTTTTCAAAATTGCACATCAATTTTATTTTGAGGTATTTTATATTCTGAAACCAATTTATCCAATATGGGAAGCAAAGAATCTTCCCAGTGACCAAGTCCCAAGGCTTTAATCCTAAATTTCTGGTTGCATCTGCTAGTTTTTGCCGTTATATCAATATAATAAAATAATAATAATAATAATAATGATTGTTTCAAAAACACAATAACAGTTTATTAAGATTTGATGTTGATTATTATTATTATTATTATTATGCTAACTACGGTGATGAGGAGACCGACGTCGCTGCTGCTGCCGCTGCAGATGATGACGACGATAAGGATGAGGATGCGCTCAAAGGAAGTGATGTTTGCTTTTTTCTTCCCATTGCAGTCTCGATTTCAATAGTGACATCACGGAGATAAAACGGGTCTGGATAACCATGTACAGTTGGACCACCCACCATGGATGATCTTTGATGAATTGTGGAATAAATAACAGTATCCGAAGCTCCTGAAGTCAAAGAGTCACCAACCCCAAAAAGTCTTCTATAATAAAAAGCACTGATAAACAATTTAAGTACATCTTCACCATCTTGATTTTTTGGAAGATACATAGTGCAATCACGTCCATAAAATGACTTGCCGGGTCTAGGATGACGACGGTCTTGAGTTCCTCCAGCAATATTATAACTAACTTGGAAAGTTTCCGGTTCTTTAAAACCAGCCAATTGATGAGAAATAACAGATATAGTCATTGTTCCATTTGGCTGAGATCCCATTGTTGCCTTGAGGAATGCTCGACACCCAGGACATTTACCATCGACAGCAAGACTTTGGTCAATACACTCTTTATGAACTTTCAAATTGCAGCATGAAACAGTATAATTTGTTTCTCCATACAAACAAATACAACATTCGACTTCTTCTTTTTCTTCTTCTTTTTTCTCTTTTTCTTTTTCTCCATTTTTATCATCATTATCATCGTTATTTTTATCATTTGGCGCAATAAGATTCTTTGATTTAAATACCTGCATCATTGTTTCTGAAATCAGATGTTGCATTTCGTCCGTGGTATACTTAACAGTAGAAGAAGAAGAAGAAGAAGAGGATGTAGATAATAATAGACTCAAATTATCTTTGTCTACGCATTTGATATTATTATCAAAGGCTTTTGATCGAATGGATGATAGTAGAGACATGAAAGCTTGCAAATTAGACTGCACAAGAGCCGAAATAATATCCTCCCCGAACTGGATATCCTTTTTGATGTTATCAGAATCATTAAATGAAGACAAAAAAGATTCTTGGATATAAGCCAAAAGTGCTGCTTCTTTCGTATATGAACCAGAAACCAAATGTCTAATTTTATTCTTCTTTTTTGATCGTATTTCAAATTCTTCTTCGTCCTCGTCTTGGACGTATTCATCCTCGTCATCTTCTTTTTGTTCATCCTCGCCATAAACTTCTAGCTCCTCTTTGTAATTTCGAATATACCTTCCATGTTTTGTTTTTTGTATTTTAGTGTTCATAACAGAAGGATCCAAGGGGGAATTTGTATAATTACACTCATGAATTTCAGTTCGAGAAACATGTTGTGTGACTTCACAAGACTGATTTGTGATCCATGATCCCCACCATCTGTTGCTATGAAAAGAAATCCAAATATCAAGTTTGGCGCCTGAAACAGTTATGACACTGATCTCGGCAAAGTCAAGACCGAGATTTCGTGCCGATTCGATAGCATCAGAATCTGTTTGTTTATAATTTATCCACTGTGAAGAAGAATTATGGCGCCAACTCCAAACAACTTTTGGATTAGGTTTGATCAATCCGTCCGAAGTAGTGGTAGTAGTGATAGTAGTAGTAGTAGACGAAGAAGAAGAAGTCGACGAGGATGCAGCTGCTGCTGCTTTGCAATTGTTTTTACGCTTGCGCGAAATCATTTAATATTTGTGTGCGTGTGTGTATGTGTATGTGTTGTTATGGGCGTATTTGTGTGTATACGTAGAGGATAAAATATCTGTTTAGGCTTGGATAATAATGCGTTGATTGTGTGATCAAAAAGAAAAAGTTAGGAAAGAATAAATAAAGACAGACAACCAAGACAATCTTTTGAAAATTCTAAAAACAGAAAGCAATAAAGACAATTTATTTTAAAAACATATTTTTTCTTCCAAACGCACATTCACAGATAAATAAATAAACAATCAACTTATCAACTATCAACCTATTACAGACAATTTTTCTTATTACCACGCGAAACGCAATAATCCTCAATACGAAACACAACAATTTAATATTTTGATATGTCAACTCCAACATCTTCTTCTTTGCCTTCTTTTGATTCTTCCGATACACCTTCTTTTATTAAATTATCAAATTCTCAAGTTGAAAATGGCGGAGACGATTACGAAAACACAAAAGATGTAGAAAAGAAACAAACATGGAAAGATATTGTTACGCTTGAACAAATAGAAAATTTTTTAGAATTTAAAGCAAATGTATCAAAAGGAATAATTAAATATGCTCCATTAAATGTTTGGCCTTCAGATCTATGTAAATCGAAAAGCGTACAAACGCTTGAAATTTTGAATTATATGTTTTATACAAATCGATTTATTTCACGACCAGAAAACGTTCGTATTGATGATTTTCTTGAAAATTGGAACCAAGACTACGAGAAGCTCGAGGATCGTCATGGATATATTCAATGGATTTTCCCCATACCGGCAAAGTCGCCATTTAATAGTAATGCACAGCCACTACAAGACGTAGAAATTCGTTTACTCAAGCAACATCCTGAATTTAAGACCCGTTTAATTCGTGCTTTTTCTCTTATGCTCGATTTTTACGGAATGAAGTTGGTTGACGACAAGACTGGAAAAATTGAAAGATCTGATCATCAATTTTTGATACGTTTTAGAAGTTGGTGTTCAAGTTCATGTGATCATAATTTTCAAAGAATTACTCGAATACTTACGACACTTGGATTGTTTGACCTTCATCATATGCGAATGGGATTTTTCAATTTTATTCTTTCACAATGGTCTCAAAAATTATTGCTTGCTTGTCGCAAAAGTGCCGTCGAATATTGGTGGTGTGTCGATGAAAAAATGATACAAGACACACAAGATGCTATGCAAGATTTTGACAATAATAATAATGACGACAATAATACCAATACAATTAATTTGATTTTGCAATTTAAAAAATCATGTCTTGTGGAACGAGTTCTTGCCCTCACAAAAAATCCAACAGATTCGCTTATTGATGTCAAAATTAGTAGATAAATATTTGGAATTTGGAATTATCTGTCTTGTAATTTTCAAAATACAATATATATTATCGTCATTTATTTCATGATATTTTTTAAAAGACAACACTTTTTAATTTGAGACGTTTCTCTTTCATTTTCGTTATATTATTTTATTTTGAAATTTGTTTTTATGTCGTCGATTGATTTATTATCATCGTCATGCGGTGATGATCATCAAGATGTAAAAAAAGTAGAAAATGAATCTTTAGAAACGAAAGAGACATCAATAGTCTCTTCTTCGAATTCTGATTGTGCTTCTTTAGAAACATCAATCTCCTTGCCCTCCTCGTCTTTTTCTCCGTTAATAATAGGAGCGGCTGACCCATTGATAGTATTACCCCAGACTATTTTGTCAAAATCATCAAAACCTAGAATAACAAAAACAAAACGTTCTGCTGCTGCAGCCGACTTGACATCTTTAAACAATAATGTTGTATCAAAGACAAAGCGCGCTCGCAATAATAATAATAATACAACCTGCTCTGGAAATGGAAGCAACAACAATAACAACAATAATCTTCAAGATAAACTTGGAAATTTGGCCCAAGGAATTCAATGCTGTTCTTGTCAATGTCCTGCGCAAATAGTAACACATTATCCATGCGGACAACATTCTGCATGTTTCACGTGTATTATATCTCATGTAAACGCATCATGTTCAATAGACCAAGATAATTTTCATTTTATTCAGGAAATACCAGATGACGAGGACGAAAATGGCGAAGAAGAAGAAGATAATAATGAAGAAGAAGAAGAAGAGCATGATAATAACGAAGAAGGGGATCAAGAAGATTTAAATGAAGAAACTAAAATTATTTATATATCTCAAGGACAAAATCAGAAACAACAAAAACAACAAAAACAACAAAATCTAGATGGACCAAGTGAAGAAATAAATATACATGCTAGCAAGAGTAAAAATACTAGACCTGTCAAAGTTCCGATATTGCAATGGAATTCTACTTGTCCTATTTGTAGAACAGGCGGAGTCGTGACAGATCAAATGACACAAGTTGTTGCTCCAAACTCGGATATGCGAACATTTCATTATTCTTTTCTTTCCGACCCTCTCAAGTCATGTCCATTTTGTTTCGAAAGTATCAAACCGAATGACGGAGATAACCACGTGAGAAAATGTACAGCTAGAAGACATAATTGTCCAATAACAACATGTACAGTTGGTTCTTATAAGGCTTGTGATGGCTTTGATAGTCATTATGTTAAAGAATGTACAGGACATAGATGTGTCGTATGTGGTTTAAAAGGACTGACTTTAAAACAAAAACACCAACATATTGTCGAACATAAAATGGTTCAAAAAATATTATCAAATAATATGGATAAAATGATACAATTGATTTCTTTGTTCAAGCTGAGGCAAACGGATTGGACTGTACAACAATTGAATATTGTAGGTTCTTTTCTCAAATGTTTATGTGATACGTTTTCTTCGGACGAGTTAAAATTTATTGACTCGACTATAAATTATCTTCAAACAACTACAAAAGATATTCAGAAATCTTCTATTGCATTTCCAAAAATGCATCAAATCTCAATCATGCGAGCAATTTCACAAAAAATGGCATCGCTTTCATCAACATCATTATCATTATCATTATGCACAGATAAAAACATAAACAATTCAGAAACAGAATATAAATGTGTACGAGTGATATATGATCCCCCAGTTTTGCTTCCTTCAGATGATGATAACAATAGTTTTTGATTTCTATACTTTTATTTTTCTCCTCTTTTTTTTTCTTTCTATCTTTTCTTTCCATCTATCTTTTTCCTTTTTATTTCGCATATCAAACAGTCGACCTTTTCACTGTAGATCTTCTTTTCTTGTCCACGATTGTTTTAAAGTGGACTGATTGTTCGATATTATTAGCTGGATGCATTATACAGTGGTTTTTAAATTCATATATATATTCGTCGTTATTATCTGTGCTAAAAAATAAATCATAAAATTGTTTATGATTTCTTCCATCAATGACTTGAATAGATGTACCAAAAGAGCTATTTACGGCAGATTTTATGAATTTCGATCTATCTACACGACCAAACCATTTTTTATTCCCAAGAATATAAATAATTTCTCTATCTGGAACATTTGCCTTTCTTAATTCAAATTCTTTTGCATGAATACAATTATCCAACTCATTAAAAGTAAACTTGATAAGAATTGAAGGTGGTCTCATTATAAAAAATATTTAATGTATGTCTTTGTCGTGTAATAAATAATTTTAACCCGTTTGATGTTCGATTTTTTTCTTTTAATACATATAACATGTGATTGCATAATTATCTAAACAATTTGTAATTTTTATGAATTTGAAAAATAGAACTTTGATTTGATTTGTTAAATAATTTATGCGTGCAAGCAAATCTTGGAATAATCAGTCACATGATATCACTTGGCATTTGCAGACGAGATGTATACAGATTTTTGAATATAAATAACAACAATGACACAATTTGCGAGATTATTTTTGAAACATAATTTCATTTCATTCTATTTTGAATGGATATGTTTGAGCGAAATTATACATACATAAATAAAACACAAACTTTGAATACGAAGAAAAAAAAAATAAATACGATTACTTTTTTTTGTGTCAAGACGGATATAAAGAATTTTTTCAATTATATCTCAACGCAACAACAACAACAACAACAATTATTATTATTATCACTTACTTGGCTGATTATTTGAAAAACAATCTAATAAATAAAAGAAAAGAATTAAATAAGATGAAATTGTATTTTATAACAACTCTAAATACAGGATTTACAAATACAAATTGGAGGTTTTATTCTTGTGGTGACATCATGGTTATTAATTGTGCATAATAGAAAAAAGTTGATTGATAAAACAGAGGATAAAAACAGCAAGTTTACCAATAATCACTGTCATGTGGACTATGACAATCTGAATCTTGATTTGCATTTTCTTCTTTTTGTTGGTCTTCATCTTCGTCTTCTTCATCATCCTCATCTTCGTTTGACGAGGAATTGCCATCCTCAACCGTAAAGCTGGGAACTGGAAAATTAGAGGATGAAGCAGCATCAGAAAGAGGTACAGATGTGTTTGCCTCGGAAGAACAAGATTTAGAAGGAATAGAAACCGAAGATGGTGCTGGTAAAGTAGTAGTACTAGTAGTAATAGATTGAGGATCAGCGCAAGGAATATTGTTTTGCTCATTCAATGCCTCCTGCAGTACCTTGATAAAATTAACGAAGTCAGATTGTTTTGTAACTTCAAGTTTAGAAAGATTAGGTTGTTTATTGACACCGACCGATGGACAAGCGTCATTGATTTTCGTAACAATGTCAGCGGTAGTGATAGGATGGGGAAAAGAATTAGAAGACTTTTTCTCGGTGACATTAACAGAATGTTTCTTTCCAGTTGATCCTTGAGGACCATCAATTCCAGTGAAACCATCAATACCCTTATTAGACAAACTAGACAGAATTGTTGTCCAAAGAGCATCTTCGACTTGTTTGTTTAAAGTTTTAGTAAGCTCTTTGGTAAGTTTGTTATAATCACGATGAATATTATTGTCCATTTTTTTCTCGTCTTGTGCAGTGGGAGAAGGAGATGGGGTTGTACAGGTATTAGAAACGTTCGAAATGGTTCTTATATCTTCTGCATTCAATTTATTTTCACCAAAAACACTCTTGTTATTGGCATTGGGATTTGACACAGGAACGAAAGAAGGAAGGGTATGAGGAGAAGGGCGAAAAAGAACAGAAGACAGATCCTTGATGCCTTGCAGGGTATTATCATTCTGCAGATCTTTTGGGTCAGATGATTTGTCAAGTTTCAATCGGGCCAAGATTTTGTCTACTTCAGATTGATTCTTATGATCCTTATCACTGGGAGCTGCACCAACGACAATAGAAGTAGGATTGCCAGGAAAAGAAAACAGATTTTTGATACTTTGCAAAGTATTAATATTTTGCATATCTGGCGAAACAGACGATTTGTCAAGACCCAAGTGGGCCAAGATTTTATCTACTTCAGATTGATACTTATCATTAAGAGCGTCGCCAATAACAATAGAAGTAGGGATAGGAGTACCAGACGAGTGATGATATTTGAAATCCTTACCAATATCGTCGCTTTTCGCAATCATCACAACAATATCTTTGTTTGGGCTGCTGTTCGCATTTCCGACAGGAAGGTGCCGAGAAGAATGACGGTTCATATGAAGATTCGATATAAGTGCATCGGCACCTCCAGGGTAGAGATTAATACTCTTATCAAAGGGAGAAACGACAAATTTCTGATTTTGTCTATTGATGTCACTGAACATGTTATTGAGATTTGAAGAAGGTAAAGGCTTCAACAAAATATCCATATTTTTCTTTGCGTAGTAATCATGGTCGATATATTCACTGAATCTCTCAACCATGGGAATGTAATGAAAAGGAATCTGTCGAGGCATGGCGTTCGATCCCGAGTAACAAGAAGTCATGGCATCAGCATTTGAGATTGGATTGGGCTTAACAAAATTAGATGTTGTAGGAGATGCATAAGAAGCAGCAATTGCATTTTGAAGCATGTTTATGCCCTCAATGCATTCGAGACGAATTTTGTTGATATAACTTGAAGTATCACATCCCAGATAGTTTTTTCTTTTCATGTGGATAATCTTTTCATTGGCTAGTTTGGGAAGAATTTTGATATACTCATGCGCGGCGCTAACAAGTACACATTTTTCCTTGAGAGAAAGTTTAGACATAATCATATTTTTTGCATTTGACGTCTTGACGACAAGACGTCCGGCAATATAAGCTTCTGACGGATTTTGGGTCACATGGTTCACAAACCATCGAAGAGCAAAGACCCACAAGTTCATCATTTTAAGATCGGTATCACCACCATACGTACCTTCGACATCAAACGATTTGGTCGCTTGCTGAGCAACAGGGCGATGAAGACCATTACATATTGTGTTTGGATAAGTGATTTCTCTAGGTTTGGTATCTTGAGTAGGATTAGTTGCAGGAAAATATTGAGAACGTTTATTGAAAAAATAATTTCCCAATTCCTCACATACAGCGAATAGAGAATAAAGCCCAATAAAAAGTGTTACGGCCGCACCAATTGAGAATATCATTCCATGCGCAAAAGTATCATGGAATGAAGAAATACTGGTAGAGGAAGAGTTTTGCATTTTGTTGTTTGTTACTTTTTTTTCTTGAAGTGAAAAGAGAGAGAGAGAGAGAGGGAGAGCTTGTTTGGATTGAAAATATATGAAGGAGTGAGTGAGTGATTAAAATATTTTTACTATCTTTTTAATAGTCCAAGAAAACAATAGAAATTTAGAAATTTAGAAAAAAATAATTATTAGAAATTTAAATTCAACCACGTCCTTATCTGCTTTCGTGTATTCAAACAACATTTCACTTCACTGTTATTGGTTATTCGTATATCCAATAAATTGATTAGTACCACCATCATCATCTCCTTTGCACATATATTGAAACAATTCAAATACCAGCAATAATACATAATACTCTATACACTATGACTAATCAACCGATCGACTCTACCAATAACAATCCTTATTCGGAAGTTGTGAGCAGCTATGTTGGTAAAAACGTGGCTAATAATATGGAGTCTTTAAGAGATACATTTGAAAACAAAAAGTCGATTGATTGGATGGCAGAATCAGAAGATGCTGCCATTATCGTTGATATGAATACTGCAAAAGATGATGCCGATTTTCTTCATGAAGCTGAACAAGAACACGATGCAAGCATAAGTATAAATACTGTTTCTGTCAATGATGCTTCCGAATCTTTTGCATCCATGTCATCGGCATCATTGTCATTGTCATCGGCATCTGCAAATGATAATAATAATAATAATAATGGAGATGATATCAATACAAATAATAATAATAATAATAGCTTGGCTAGCGACATCAATGATATCAATAATGAATCTTTTTCAATGGAACGAGAGATTCAAGGCCTCGAACATATTGACATAAATGATGTCGAAAACTCTCCTTCTAAAAATAATGACGATGATAGTGAGACTACTACATTTTCTTTTATTAGCGAAAGCGATCGCAAACGAAAACTTGTCGAAACAAAAGTTGAAAGAATTCTTATTCCTTCAGACAATAGACTGATCACATTTTCTGAGCAAGAACATAAACAGGCTATTCTTCAGAGGCAAATTCACGAAGATGCATTTTGGGTTCCTAAAGACATCGACATGGCAGTAGACAAAATAGATTGGGATAAAAAAGCTACTCCTGACGAGAAAAGGTTTTTGAAATATGTGTTGGTCTTCTTTGCATCGAGTGATGCAATCGTAATGGAAAACCTCGTCGAACGATTCCAAAATATTGTTCAAAATGCAGATGTGCGCAACTTTTATGCTTTCCAAAATGCAATGGAAAGTATTCATGCAATTACATACAAAAATATGTTGTTGGCTTTGATTACTGATCGAGTCGAGCTTATGGCAGCTGAAAATGCCATTTTCAACAAAGATCATTCGTCGTCTTTCAATGAGAATGATCCGGACTCCAAGTATCTCAGTGAGCGTTATTCCAGAACCATCTCGGCAAAGGGTAAATGGGCAATGAAATATACCAAAAATCCCAATGTTTCATTTGCTACGCTTCTTGCTGCTTATGCGGCAGTGGAGGGTGTCTTTTTCTCTGGATCATTTTGTGCCATTTTTTATTTCAAAAAAGTGGGACGCTTCCCTGGTCTTGCTCAATCAAATGAATATATAAACAGAGACGAGGGACTTCACACCAAGTTTGCAGTCACGATTTATAACGAGCTTATAAATCGATTGTATCCTGCAGAAATAAATGCAATGTATAAAGAAGTTGTTCAAATTGAACAAGACTTTATTTGCGATGCGCTTCCTCATTCCATGATTGGTATGAGCAGCGCAAAAATGGGTACTTATATTGAATATGTTACCAACCGACTCATGGGCGACATGGGGTACCCTCCTATTTTCATGCAAATAGCAAAGAAAGAGAATGAGAAACCTAAACCTGTTGAGAACCCATTTGATTGGATGGAACTCATTTCTATGGTTAGCAAAACCGACTTTTTCGCTCATCGTGTGACAGACTATGATCGAGGCGACGGAGGAGCAACCAATGACAATGCCGATCAACAGGAGACTGATGAGAAAACCATGTTCACGGTTAAAGTACACCCAATTACTAAAGAAATTCGTATTGTTTTCAAAGACAAAGCGGACAAGGTTCTTGTCGCCGAGGATGCAGCAAATTACATTTCGTCCCTTTTTCAAACCCCATCTTTGACTCCAAAATAATTATAATTATATAATTATAATTTTTTTTTTGTAAATTATTTATATCAACATTTTGTTTGTTGATCAATGAATCACGTTTATCGTTTATGTATATATAAAAAACAACTTACCAGAACTATTTATATATTACATATCTCCTTGTATTTTTTGAATTGTCTTTATATATATATGTCATTTTCTCAAGTAGAAAAGGGGCATGTTGAAAAAGGACATGGGCATGTTGAAAAAGGACATGCTGACGGAGAGGATGGTAATGATGATGATGATGATGATGACAACGATAACTATAAAGATAAGGAAAACATAAACAACAATATATTATCTAATGATAATTACGATAAACAAAATGATGATGGTGAAAATGACGATGATGAAGACGACGAAGACGAAAACAACAATGACAATGACAATAAAACAAACATTGCTAGAATTTCATCATCGTCGGTGGTAAATAAACAAACCAAAAACAAGATTAAGATTAAAAAAAGTGACAAGAGTAATGTTCCAAATTGGATGTTGAGTAAAAGTTCATTTTCTAGTTATGTTTTTTCAAATGCAAGGATACTAACGGGAAACATTTTGCCAATGTTGTCTCAATCTATCTTCAAACCTTGGAAGATATTACCCATGATACATAAAACATTTGTTCTTCAATCTAAAATTCATTTATTACAAGTTTCAATAAGTAATTTGTTATTTTCTGGAACGTCCAACAAAATTGTATATCCAGATATCATGTTAAAGTACATGGAAAAAGTCAATTTAAGTAAATCTGACGTCATGGTTTTTGATTCTGTATCTTATTTACATGTTATATCTTCTGATACGAATCACCAGTTGTCTTTTCATCACCAACCGACATTTGCTTTGATAAATAGATATACTCTTTCTATTCTAGCTGCAGTTGTCGAATGGACTCCTGAAGATTACCAATTTGTTATTTTCCCATCGATTTTGAAATCTGGTTCTTTATACCACGCATCAGATAAAGATATATCCCTTGTAAAAAAATTGAGTATGGACGAGAACAATAAAGATAATAATGATAACATTGTGTGGAGATCTATGTTCGATTGCAATACCAAAACAAAAAATCCCAATAAAATGAATACTATAATGAGCATTATGCAAACACACATTGATGTCTCAAATATAATTTTAAGAAATGCAGCACTTATCCATCACGTATACGTATTTGAAAGTGCCAGAGTATTTATTCAAACATCTTACACAATTGCCCAAGAATTATTGCCTAACAATCATCCTCTTTTGCCAATTTTGCATTTTATCGACCAAGACCTTGAAAAACGCAGAGTATTTGAAATAGATAAACCAAATTTTTCTATACAAAAAGTAAAAGCACCGTCGTCGTCTCCGTCATCATTATTGTTATCAAAGTCTGAAAATATATCTTTGAATGAAATTATAAAATCCAAAGGATTACTCGGAGCATTGTCTCATATTAATGTTGAAGAAAAAAAAAGCAGGCAAATGACTATACCCATAACAACGACGCAATTTAATACAAGTTCCAAGTTCAAATTGCTTTCATCATCAAAATCAATAAACTTTTCTTCTCATTATGCTTCTGTTTTATCTCTTGTCGGTAGAAAAAAGAAACAAGACAATATGATTGAAAAATTTATTCAAGCGTCTTCTTCAATATTATTTTGCAACTTGGAGGAAAAAATTCACACAAGGGGAATTGCCTTTTCAAAGTTGTCAGAAAATCCCTATTATGATATTGCTTTCAAGATTAAAGAAATAATATATATGGAAACGCACAACATGTTTCAAAATTTAGAAATGAAAACATTTGATAATATAGCTGCGCAGAAATGGGCAAAAAAATCTTGTTCTGAATTAAATCATAGTGTCGAAACATATGTGAGGTTTTCTCCTATTGCGGTAATGTCCAATCTGTTGACGCTTTATGTACATCTAGAAACTGGGCCTTGGTTTTTGTCTTTTGATTCAACTCTTCCAAATCAAAAAACAATGTCTTTGTTATTAGATAGTTGGAATGTGTCTCAAGGGAAAAAAAATTGTATTGCAAGAAACAGATCTCCTATTTTTTCATCTCCTAATTATCAAAAACATAGAATAAAAATTATGCCCAAGATTCTTTTCAATATGTTTTCTGTAATTGACAAGTGCTATATCGATCATTCACATCTTTCTGTTCAAAGAATGTCATCAACTTAACAAACAATAATAACACTTTGATTTTTATATTACTCTTTCTTTCTTTTTTATTTCATTTTTTTTTTTTATATATTTAATTTTCATTCACTCTCAAACATTATGTCGCGGACTGTGCCTGCTATGGATGAATTATTTCAACTTAGATGTGTTATTTTGAAAATGTTTCAAGATAGACAATATGATATATCAAATAAAGATTTACAATTAACAGAAGAACAATTTTATGATAATTATCAAAATGAAATTGAAGACAGAACAATGGCGAGTTTATTTATCAATACAATGACAATGGTTGTAAATATGGGATCCGCAGAAGAAGGTCATGTTCCTTATGAAGATGATAATCCCGTATTTACTCGCCAGGATGAAAAATATTTAGAATGGGAAATAGAAAGAACGGTGGGTTCCAAATCTGCAGCTGTTTTGGCTGCTACAAAGATAAAAAAGCAAAAACAAAGAGAAAAGTTGAACAAAACAAAGGGTAAATCTAAAAGTACAACAACCACTGCTAAGAAAAAAGTCAGTAAAAAAATTAAAAAAATTGATTCTTCCATGTTATGCGACGATGATTTACTTGATATTAACACAGATGTGAAAATGAAGGAAGATATCGATGTGAAAATGAAGGAAGATATCGATATGCTTATTTTCGATACAGTGATACCAGAGAAAGACAAAGACAAAGATAAAAAAGATAAAAGTAAACAAACAGAGGATAAAGTTCCAACAAATCCATACAAACCAACTGATTCTTTAAACTTTACGGTTCCAAAGCATCACATGCTAGTTCTCGTTTTAAAGGAATTCTCATTTGGAATAGATTCTTCAAGAATACTTACATCTATTATTAGTCGTTTACAACCAATGCATTTACTAATCATAACGCCTGGAGCCATGAGTGCTACAGCAACAAAAGAAATATCACTTCATTGTAATGTCAATAAAATTGATTTACAGATATGTTCAAACAAAACAATTATGGCAATTGCAACAGAAAGTTCATTCTTTCCAGGAAGTGTGCGTTTACTTAGTCACGGGGAAGTTGAAGAATTATGTTTTAAGTGCAAAGTCAAACTTGTGCAATTTCCGAATCGTAAAACATCTGACAGACTCGTTCAATGGATTGGTGCCAAATCAGGTCAAGTTTTGGAAATTAGATATAAATCTACCATGTTTTCTCCCGAGTATTATTTGATCGGGAACAATAAATAAAAATCAGATTTTGTTGTTGTTGTTGTTGTTGTTATTGTTATTGTTGTCAATATTTGTTAGCTTATTTATTCATACATATTTAGTTAAACATGCATATGAAATATTTCGACTGATTAAAATGCATCATTATCCATCATTATCCATCATTATCACTATTTTTTTAATATTATATAATTTATAATTATAATTATTATTTCTCTTGTATGTATTTTTTAATGTCACTGTCACTTATGCAAAAAAAAGCAATAACAAATACCAGAAAGAGAACTCCCTATTTTTTCATTTTAAATTGAAAGTTTGTTTTTTCCCCTTCAATTCTCACTTTCTTTTCTTGACCAAACATAAATGTCAAACTTCTTTGAAGCTCTTGGTAAGCGAATTGAATTTAAAGGAGATGTAATAAAAACAAAAAATGCAATTAAAGTGGCATTTCAGCAATGTCCATCCGCCAGAATTTTATTGAGCGAAGGTTTACAACAATGTAATAAAGAGGGTCTTTTTTCTAAAGTGGATAGCTCACACATATCGTCTCAAATCGACTCATATGCAGATGTAGATCGAAAATGTCAACTTGATGAATTCAAAAAGGAAGTATATTTGTTACGTGGTCCAGAAAAGAAAGCAACCGATACCGAAGAGATGAATAAAATATTAGAAGCTCTCTTTGCATCTTGTGAAACTTTTGCAGTCAAGGAATGTGAAATTAAGGCTGCCATACCATTATTACAAAATTCTAAAAAAGAACCATTATTTCCACAATACGACCCACTTGCTATTGAGCCTGTTCCTTTCACTCGTGATCCATTTTTTGCTGTTAATGCTGAAAGTAGTACAGAATGTTCGAAAAAAGAAATTGTTTCAACTGATGGTACCAGTGATAATGATAAAGATGATTGTAATAAAGAGGAATATGTTGAATACAAAGATTTTAAAACTAGATTTTACAGATGGAATAGATGGGCCAAGTATGAATATGGATTGCATAAACTTTTTCGTGAAATACAAGATGTTGAATTTCGTCGTAAGAAAAAACTAGGAACATTGTCAAGTGTTGAAACGAAACAAGCAATTCAAGTTCCTAAACATTTACTTCACCATCACATAGTAAAGAGTAAAATTTTTGATGCAAAACATAGATTTTGGAAAACTGAATTTTATCGCGAACTTCAAGAAGAAGAGATGGACGAGAATGCGCGTCAGAAAATGTATGACGATAAAAAAGCTGAACAACAAAAGGTACAAGGTCTTATAGCTCCTTTAAAACCAGCAGATGGTCCAACGATTTCTTGGTCAGAAGTACATTCAAGACTTTTAGATTTATACAACTCTTCTTCTTCTTCTGATTCATTATCATACCTGGAAAATACACCACAAATTTCTGTTAATTATCATGTTCGATCATCTAGTATGTCACAAAGTCGTGCCAATTTTAATGCATCCTCTATAAATCGAAAGGAGACGCCCGAAAGCGTGATTGGTGTTGATGATAATCATACAAACAAGAAAACTACTACTCTTGATCAAATCAAAAAAGAAAAAGTTCACAAAGAAGAAGAAGAAGAAGACGATGTTTCTATTATAGAAGATCATTCAGATAAAATAATGCACCCAATAACTGAAAGTGTAAAAGAAAAAGAAAAATGTCCTCCAAAAATCTCAAATAATGATTTGGTATGTGCAGATACAATTACAAGTATAAACAAAGCATCAATATTAGTCCCTGAGTTTGACATAACGTTTGCATTATTTTGTTTGAAAATGAAGGAAACAAGTTTGGTTTTATTTATTCCCAAGAGTAATATAATGCAACAAGATATGTTTATTACCAACGAAATGAAAATGAAACTTGAAGTAAGAGAAGAAAATGTAAATTCTTCTCGTCAACTTGTTACATGCTCGTATTCATCTTCTAACGAAACACATTTGATATTTACATGTGTATTAGGAGTGGAATCTTTCATGAATTCAAATATTCAAATTCGATGTGAATTGTATGACCAGAAAGAATTCAAAGTTGCAGAATCTAATTTTTGTAAAACAATGTTTGCTCCTTTGAGTGATATATTTGATACAACAACATCGTCATCAAGTGATACATCTGCATCTTCGTCATACAGAGTAACATCAGATTCCCAATCGGCGACTGTTCAGGGTATTATGGCATTACCACTCGCAGTTGCCAATATTATTGAACAAGCCGCCGAGTTCTTTGTCTCTGTACAAAAAATTCAAGAAAATGTTTCTACACCTTCTGATATAATTAAAGATATGAGAGCTCGTTTGGATGCCGCCACAACCACTTCCAAGACACAAATTTCTTCAACGTTTGCAACAATTAAACAACAAACATCTGAACTTGTAGAACTACCGACCAAAATTAGTAGTTCTAGATCTGTTCCAACCTCTCATTATAGATCTGCGTCAATTAATGGCAAAATTTTACCAAACCAAACTATGATACTTAGACCCAGGCCTATTGGACATAACGCGCACAAGTTATAAATATAAATTTATTATAATTATGAATTACGAAATTATTAATAATTATTATTATCATTATATACTTTGAAATAATTTGATTGTATAAAAGCAGGCCACATATGTTGTTCTATGTCTAGTTTTACAGAGGCAAGTATATTATCGTATTCATTCCCATTCAATTGTATTTGTGTTGTAAATGTTGTATTAAAAATTTTCACAAGCTTTGCTTTTTCAATTGGCGAAATATTTAATAAATAGGGAGAAGAAGACGATTGTATAAATTTGTTAAATAACACAATTCCAAATTCATATGACGGCGATTTTTTGTAAAACTGTACTTCTTGATGAAATAATAAATTTTCTTGACATTGCGTCTCTGTTGCAAATTTTAAAAAAATTGATATGATTTCTGGCCTATATAATTGCTCCAATATATTATTCTGATTATAATTATAATTATGATTATAATTATGATTGCTATTATTACTTTTGCTGTTGGTATTATTGTAATATTCGTTATCATAACCAAAAAATTGACCCTGAGATTTTTTTACTGACACACACGTTATTTGTTTTGGTGTATGCTTAATATTATTTGATTGACAGGTGCCCATTTTATTTTATTTTTTCAAATTAATGATGGTGATGATGAATTTATGATAATTACAACTAAGGTATGTAATAATCATTTAAAAAAAAAAAAGTTTTTATAAATAAAATATTGATATAAAAAAAAATTGAAATATCATTTTAAAAGAAAAAATCGACCACAATGTCAACATCAGAAAACAATAGTGGTATCAAAACAAATATCAATACTTCCATATCACCAACAACCGCTAATAAAGATAATGGATTTTTTAACAGTATTGTTTTAATTATCATAGTGATAGCAGCTTTATTTTTGATATATGAATATAATCCCGATTTCATGGGATATTTAATTGTTTTTCTTTTTATTGCCGTGTTTGGAATCATAGCTATATTTGTACCTAGTGAACCTTATTACGGAAACCGCGATAGACATAGGCATGGATACGGATATCATGGATACAATAAACCAAGAGGAACAACAATTGTTTTAGCTAATCCAGGCTTTAATCCAAGTACAAGTAGAAGTCGAAGTAGAGATAGAGACCATCATCATCACAATCACATCTCTCAGCAACAACAACAACATCGGCATCATGTCCGAGGCCGAGACCGTCGAAGTCGCCGTTAATAAATAATAATAATTAAAACTAGTCGATTATTTTCGTTATATATAGATAATAATAATAATAAAATGAATTTTACATGGTTACACTAGAAAACATGCTAGATGGGCGAATAACAGCAAAAATACCCAAAGGAAGAGGATCAGTACTCTTTTTAGTATTCAATTTTGTTTTTTTGTTTGTTGATGTCGAAGACGGCAAATCTGTACTTTTTCTTTTAAAACCTGATGATGATGATGATGATGGTGGTGACGATGACGATGATGAGGATGACTCAGAAGATGATGATGATGACATTGGGGGTTGTGATGATGCTATTGACATATTATTTTCTTCGGCATAAGATCTGAAAAATTTGATAATATCTCCAAAACGGGGCACGTCATTCTCATCGCTTGATGACGAAGTAGAAGATGATGACGGAATGTTTTCATCCATTTCTTCACTGCAAATATCAGGAGTTACAGATTTGACGACATTTTTATATTTGTATTTATGTAAATTTTGAATATGACTTTCGACAGATTGACCAGACGTTGTCAATGTTGTTATATATACTTGATTTTTTTGTCCTTGTCTATGCAGTCGTTTTTCTGATTGTTGTTTGTCACTAACGTTCCACTGTTGATCATAAAAAACACCAAAACTGGCAAATTGAAGATTTAATCCTACCCCACCAGACTGTGGTGTCATTAACATAAATACAGGTAAGCCGTCGTCGTCTTCTCTAAAGTCACTAATTGCCATATCACGATGCGAACTTGACAATCCTCCATGATACAAAATAATTTTTGCACGTCCTTCAAAATGGTTGGTAAGAACATCATTTAGGATATTCATAGTTAAACGAAAAACTGTAAAAATAATGCACTTTTTGGGTATTTCTTTATTTTTATTTGCCAATATATTTTCAAGTTGATCAATGAGTGCTGGGATTTTGTTGCTACTTTTTTTCAAAAAAGCAATTTTTTCCTTGTGTCCCTTTATATTGGAATATCCACTCTCTTCTACTAAAGCTGTGGAATTGCAAAGCAATCTCATCTTTGTAAAAATGCTAATCATTTTACGATGCATTTCCCCTCTAGTCTTACCAGACATTTCTTTACCTTGTTGCTCTATTTTATTAATCATATCTAATCCATTTTGAGCAAATTGAACTGAAAGTTTTGTTTGTTCTTTTGTAGGATCAATTTGCTTGTTGGTATACTCAATAGGGTCAAGAACAGGAAGATTTTTATAATCCTTATTTGGACGAAACATAAAATAGGATAACAATTCTTGAATTCTTGAATTTCTAATCTGAGGATTTGTTATTCGGTCTACTTCTTCCCATTCTCTAGGATCGGCCCATCTTGCAGTTCCAATAGATTTGTCATAAATTTGATCAGGATTGCAAAAGACAGCAAGTGAAGCGGCATCACTTAGATAATCTTTTGCGGGTGTTCCTGTAAGCGCCATTTGAAAAATAGCCATTCTAGATTTACGCAAAAGCGCTTTGGCCTTTAGAGGCTGCTGTCCGTTTCTGGACGATGACGATTTTTCACCGTTATTATTATTTCTGTTATTGCTGTTTTTATTACTAAAAATAACAGCTCGTTTGAGAGTAGTTGCTTCATCTACAACAAGGATTTCATGCCTTTCATGAAACAAATTAAATATTTTTTTAGATTTGGCAGTCATACGAGATGAATAATGGATACTCATCATTTCAGTTGTAGTAAGAAGAATACGACATTTTCTCGCTTTTGCTATATTCTCTGGTCGATCGCGATCGGGACCTTGATAAACACAAATAAAGTTTCTATTGCGTTTTGGTTCATGTTCGTCTTCTTCATCTTCTTCGTCTTCATCACTACTATCGTTGTATTTATTATTATTATTATTATTATTATTATTTTCTGGAAAAACCTTTTTGACAGACTGCAACCATTCTTTCAAAAGGGACATTGGCAAAACGATACATGCCCTCATTCCTTGATTTTTCAAATTAGCCAATTCGACATCTTCTTTTGATTCGCCAGCTAAATCAATATCTTTCATTTTGATTTCAATAATACGTAGCATAACATAAATAATACCAAGAGTCACATACGTTTTTCCAAGACCGGGGTCCATTCCATTGAGCATTCCATGCCCTTCCAGATAGCATAACCATCCGTAACAAATACAATCCACTTGATAATCATGAAATTTAAACAATGTTTTCTTTGTGCTCAGAATATTTTCAAGTTCTTTGATTAATGGCAAAATATCCTTGCATCTCTCATCTTTACTTATTTCATAAGCCGGTGAAAACAGACAATCTCCTCCAGCCTTGACATTGGCAAGAGTACTTTTAATAACAGACTGTTTATTAAATGGAATACTTTTTGATGTTGAATTTGACGCTGTAGGTGTAGATGAAGATAAAAGTGTTTGTGGTTGTACCATTTTCCGTTTATCAAAAGCGGTGGCTTGATTATTATTATTATTAATATTATTATTATTGGAGGAAGTAAGAGAAGAATAATTATTTACGGATGTTGTATTGGAAAAAGTTGTATATTTATTATTGTTATTATTTGTTGATAGGCCAGTTTTATTTGATGGAGACCAATGAGAAGCGAACAGACCTTCTACGGCAGCCTTGGAAGATAGAGAGGACTCATCATATGGTTTCTTGTAGTGGTTCCACATGTCTATTTCTGTTTATGCTTTATTTATTCTTTGTTGTTTGAGTACAAAAAAATAATGATGCTATAAAGTGAATGTCTTGTCAAGTTAAATAATTTATGTTGTTATTTTCTATTATTTTGAAATTTACAAAGACAATGATAAATGTGATATGTGAAAGAAAAAAAAACATGCAACACGTATCAATAAATAAATAAACAAGGCGATAATGATCATCAGTTAAAAATCTAGGCCGTTCAAAACATTATTATTATTATTATTATTATTATTAAAAAGGAGGAAAGATGTTTGCCGATAAAATATCATGTTTAAAATACCAGCTACAATACCAGCTGCCTCGGTTTGTGTTGATTGTTTTATTCTATATAATTGCGATTCCAATGGTTTTGATCTTGTCAATTAGAGACGTTTTCAATTTTTCATCTGATCATGATCTTCAATATTTTCCCAGAGAACAAGCCAATGAACAGATTCTTCAGAAAATAGAAAAGGATCCATCAAGTGTAACTCCAGACCAAATTCGTGCAGTATTTGATCAACCCACAATGAGCGAAGAAGCAATTCTTCCTACATTTTTAATTCATCGACTTTTAAAATCATTGTATTCAAATATTTTCAAAGGACTCTCACTTTCTGAATTTAATGATAATTACATGTATGAATATCCGATATCGCACATAACAAAAATTTTGGGTAATTTAATTAGAAGACTTTCTTTGCTGTCCAATCATCAACAAGTCAACAACCAATTAGAAGAAGGAGAATATACATTTTTATCAATAACCAAGCTAATTAAACAAGAAACAAATATGAACAATTAATAGTTTTTATTAAATGTTCAGTTTACGAGATGATTTATTTACTTTTACATTATTTTGTGAATTAGAAGCAGGAGAAGGAGATTTATCTTTTTGTATTGATGCCTTGGTTGCTATTCCATACACAACTACTCCAATTAATAAAATTCCAGCAACGATACCCAACATACTCAGACCGTTATCGGGAGTGGACGTATCATTATCAGTTATGGCCAAATCAGATACAGTATCGATAGTTGGATCAAAAACAAGTCTAGATGAGAAATATGGGAATGTCCACTGAATACCATTTTCAGCACCATCATATTCTGAAGATACAACTGGCGCAATATCCATGACACTTGTATTCGTAACATTATTAATAGTACACACAGTTGGTGCTAACAGGGCAGCCGGTCCCAGTAAAACAACATCGTCATCTTTTCTTGGATCGTCGTCGTCATCAACTGTTTTAGGTTTTTTCCCTTTATTTGCCTTGTCTTTTTTTATCATTTTCCTTTTGGTTGTATGCTTTCCCCCAACTGCATTCATAGACACACCCACGCGCAATTTATTTGTTGTCTTGACAAAAGGCCACTGTTCTATTTCAAAAGTAAACTTAACTTGATCTTTGAGAACGTCAAATGTTTCTTCTGCCCATACAATTGATCCATCTGCTTTAAATATATAAACTATAAACTTCATTGAGCCAGCCTGTGGTTCACCTTCTTTATTGAAAGGAACTGTAAATTGTAATTTATCTACAGCCAATTCTTGAAAGAGTTCTGATGTTTTGACCCAAGTCATATTTGTTTCTTTAAATTTTTTCACACTTTTAACTATTGCGCTTGTTACTCCGTCAATCTCTTCCACTTTATCCAGATATATTCTGAAAGATCCTCCATTTTCTGGAAGTGTGACCTTTATAGCTCCAGATTTACCCTCGCATATAACAGATAATCCATTAGTCGTAGTTGTTTTTACATCAACAGCAGGAAGGGTTGTCATTTTTGGGTTTTTTGGGTTTTTTTTCGTGTTGTTCAAAATTCAAAATACAAGAAAAAAAGAATAGAATTAAACAGTAGAAATTATTTCTTTTTTTTTTATGTGATAATCATATTAAACATTTTTTTTTGCAAAAAAGCTGGTCAATTCACAAATTGGCAACTTGACATATCATGATGATGATTTAATAGGAAGAAGGACAATACAAAAACATAATTTTACGAATATGTCGATTTTGTGATTCAAAAAAATAAAGAATACTGACTTTATTCCTTTTTCTTGGTTTTCTTTTTGCCTTTTTTGTTTGTATTTTTAGTATGTGAATTGGAATTCCATAAAGTTGACAACATAAGAAATCCAACCAATATAATAATTGCAGCGACAGTATCCACCATAATTACCCCAGATTCGTCAGACATAGAAGATGTAGATCTAGAGTTGGAATTAGTGAACATTGCTAGTTCGGACTCAGAATCTAATATATAACTAAAAACGAGACGAGATGAAAAATGAGGAAATGTCCACTGTATACCTTTTTGTTCGTCATTATAACCTGAACAAACAACATTTGTGGACGCAACATTATCAATTATACATACATTGGCTGCCGATAAAACTGTATGTCCTAAAAGAACAACGTTATCGTCTTTTCGAGGGTCTGCATCAATTTCTGAGTTTGTTGTAGGCTTAGCAAAATAATCTTGTCCTTTTATTGCCACACTTCTTTTAATGATATTTCTTTCAGTCACACTGTGACTTCCTCCAACTGCACCCATCAAAAAGCATATACGTAATTGATTTGTTGGTTTTATGAAGTCCCACTTTTTGATCTCAAACGAAATCTTTACTTGACCTCTCATAACTGGAAAAGTTTGATCTGCCCACACAATTGAACCCTGTTCATAAAATGTGTAGGATGTCATCAACATCAAATTCTCCACAGTTTGACCACTTTCTGCAATGTTTATTGTACCATCCAGTTGACTAATTACAACGCCATCTACCATACCACCAAACCTACCCACATTGCTCGAAACCCAAGTCGCTTTTCGTCTTTGCATATCAGTTATACTTTTCACAACATTTTTTGTTTCGGAATCTATTTCTTCTATTTTATCTAAAGATATTCTAAATCGTTTTAAACCATCCATTGACTCTGTTTTTATGCTTTGTGGCAAAGGATCCAATTTAAGTACGGCTTGGAGTTGTCCATTGGCGGCCATGATTGATATATTATTATTATTATTATTGAGTGCTTCAAGTTGAATAAATTTTTTTTTAAAAAAATATCTCTTTTTCTCCAGCTTGTTTTACTTGAGTTGTGACGTAAATTGATTTTTTTTGCAAGAAACATAATATTACCAATTTTATAAACAAAATATACAATACACAATATGTAATATTGTTCCAAAAAAAAAATGATCTATCTTGGTCTCTTTGGTACATTCTTTTTTATATTTTTGAACATGTTGCCATTAGTTGTTAGAATTTTCAATTTTGGGTTTATGAAGCAATTTACAAAATCACAACCACACACAATTTTTTTTTCTAATCCATTCTTTCAAAGATCATCTGGATCAAAAATTAACGATACGATATGCCTAACATTTTATTCGTTGGGGCAACACGGAACTTTTTCAAAGTCGGTCATCGAACCATTCACCATTTATCTAAAAATGACAATAAAAATAATATATCACTAACACTTGCCGTCCCTGACCCCGAAGGGGCAGTTGAAGCATGCAAAGGAGCAAATGTCAAAATAGTCGGATGGGAACCCAAATGTCTCGATCCAATTTCATCATTGACTCAAGTTTTCCAAGGTTCTGATTCAATTTTATTAGTACCGCCAATTTATCAACGCATAAAAATTTCAGAGGCATACATACAAGCATCAAAAAATGCTTCTGTAAAAAGAATTGTATGTATCGCTATTCAGCATGTAAATAATCCTAAGATAAAACTTAGCCAAGAAGCTTTTGTCGTTCAACAAATGATGGAAAATAGTGGACTGGAATCTATAACATTACATTTGCCCATGTTTTTGGAAAACCTTTTATATCAAGCCAACAATATCAAACGAAATAAAAAATTCACGTTTCCATGTAAACCTAAAAGTCGTTTTTCTTTTGTAGCATGCGATGATTTGGCTCCCATTGTCGGACAACTTTTGTCTTTTGAAAACGAAAATAACTTTTCTTCGTCCTATTTACTTTCGGCTCAAGAGACATCGTCATGCGAAGAGTTGGCCCAAATCTTTTCAAATGTGCTTGGCGAAAAAATTACATTTGAAACATCCAATGACGAAGAATATTGTGAATCTTTAATGCAAGACACTGGTTCTGCTTCAGAAAAAGATGCGGCTTTAGGAGTTTTACAACTATGGAAAGAAATTGATCAAAACAGAGACATGGTTCCAAATGATACTTTAACTAAAATGTTGAAAAGAAATCCAATGACGATAAATGAATGGGTCATCAAACATTCTTGTTGTTTTAAAGAGGGTTCGTCATGTACGAAACATCCACAACCACCTTCTAAATAATAAATGATTTAAATTGGCCTCTGTTGTAGGGATCTGATTTGTTTAATTTAAAAAAAAAAATACAATAAATATTCAGCAATGTTTTAATTTTTATGTTGTTGCTATAAAAATGTACTTTCAAATATATACGATCAAGTCATCGTATTGCATGCAAGAAATGAATAAATAGGCAAAGTGGTAAATTTGGATATTATTATTGTTATTTCAGAGAGACGCATTAAGAGAGACGAGACGTATTTAAGAGAGACGGAGTCTAAGACGCGGACATTTGTTAAATTTTTGAATGTTGTTTTTTTCTTTGTTCGTCGCCCACAAAAATCAGACATCCACATCGCCCACAAAAGTTAGACACCCATATCTCCCACAAAAGCCAGACATCCATATCTCCCACAAAAGCCAGACATCCACATCTCCCACAAAAGCCAGACATCCACATCCACATCGCCCACAAAAGCCAGACATCCATATCTCCTACAAAAGCCAGACATCCATATCTCCTACAAAAACCAGACATCCACATCGCTCACAAAAACCAGACATCCACATCGCTCACAAAAACCAGACATTTACATCGCTCACAAAAACCAGGCATTCACAAAAGAAAAAACTTAAACAACAACAACAACTTCTTCTTCTTCCAGTGTTTGCAAAAATAAAAATGCAGAAATCACCTTCTTCTTTTTTCCAACATCCAAGTATCGAGATTGTACAAATTGATGGCAAAGGGCGCGGATTTCGAGTCAAGGATGGACACTCGATCAAAAAAGGCGAATTATTGATACGAGAAGAATCCCACTTGGAGGCGGCACAGAGTCATAATTGGATGCAAGATATTTATGCAAAATTGGCACAAAGACTAAACAAAGATTACCCAGAAGAGATGAAAATGCTTTCTGGAGAAAATGATATAAGAAAAATCGAATTGAATAATTGGACTAAAAGTTGGAAATCTGGATGTCATGATAATAATGATGACTGTGAATGTGAAGATCATGAGTGGGATAGTGTTGTAGAAATTTGTTTTCTCATCTCCACATTTAATCACTCATGCGATCCAAATGCAGACAAGACGGATTCTGTGTGTATCGAATGTGAAAATGTGTGTGGACCGGATATAAACGAACGTTGTGCAAATCACAAACAAGTGTATGGAGAAGTGACAGCATTAAAAAACATATCCAGTTTGGAAGAGATCTGCGTCACTTACTTGGACTTTCCTTTTCTCAAGTCTATGAGTACAAAAGAAAGACGCCAGCATCTGTCAAATAATTGGAAATTTTTTTGTCAATGTAATCGGTGCAACTGTCAAATTGCATCAACGCAACAGCAGTAATTTTTTCCTTCAATTCTCTCTTTTCGCCAACTTTTCATAATCATCATCTTTTACAATAAACTGTCTTGTAATAGGGTTTATCAATTTTGATACCATACAATACGCATTTAACAACATACTTTTATGACTTGAATCAAAAAGACCAAAGATATCTTTTGATGGTATAGTAACAGTAAAAGATAGGAATTTGAACAGCGTTTCCCCATTTTCGTCCTTGCTATAAAAACTCGCTTTAAGATATCCTACCCCGTCAATCATATCTTCTAAAAATGTAATTTTAAGACCCACTTGCTCAATGATTTGGTTGTAAATATATTGCGCTATTTCAGCAGACGTCTCTATATCATTAAACTTTGTAGAAATAAATGGTATTTTAGTGGTTTGGCAATGTTCACTTATTGTCAACATAATAATAGGCCTTTGACAACTTTGTAAAAATTGCACTTCATTTATCCAATCCAAAGATGGAGAAGGAGAAGCGGATGATAGATCTAAAAATGGGACAACAGGTTCAAATAATTTTGTCGATTGGCATACTTTGTTTGTGGACATTATTATTATTTTATTACAAAGAAGGACAAAGAATAAAGAAAATGCGTGTGATAAATTCAAATTCAAATCTTGATATTTAATTGTATTTCTAAGATATTGATGATGATCGATTCATTTAATTATTATCTTAGACATAAATTTTTGAAATTATATAACTTTCAATTCCATAGTAAAGTCGAGAACTGTATTATGTTGTTTGTTTTTTATCACTTGTTTTTTCACAGATATTGAATTGCAGACAGAATTGCATACAAGATAGGATAACAAACCACATAACGCGCTAAACCTGACACAAATATATCTAAAAAAAAAAATGACTATATGCGTAAATTGTAAAAGAATGCAAGCAATTTCTGAGCAAGAGAATTTTTGTTCACGGTGCATTAATCGACTTGCTCACATGAACAAGGTACCGGAAGCAATGAACAAGTCGTTTGTTGTATTCGCACCGCCAGGAAGAATGCCCTTTTTAGACCCTACAAACAAACGATGCATCAGTTTGGGTTATATGCAAGGTCGTGGAATTATAAATTGCGACAATATTACCATCAACAATTTGGATGTTTGTCCGGCTTGTTTTTTCAAACTGTCTCATCGAATTACTTCTCGATTATAAATGTATTCTTTGAATTTAATTGTAGAAAATTAAAATTTTTGCAATAATATGAATATATACAATTTAAAACATCAAAACAAAAGACATAATAGGTATCATTTACATTAAATATTTTTATTCTTAAATTCGAACTGTCGATAACAAAAAAAATGCGTCCTCGTTCTACACAAGACAATTGTATAGTAACAATTTTAATATCATTAATTTGCACAGCAATAAATTGTCTGTATTTTCTTTTCATTTCCCCTTTTTCTAATATTTATGTTCATTTGTTTATTTTAATAGAGTCTTTTGTGTTGGCTCTCCCGATAACAATTTTACTTCTTTTGTCATTGAAAGAGACGTCATCAACTTTTTCTACATCTTCATTGACTATTTTGCCAATAACTTTATTTACTTTGTTGTTAATTCCTGTATATATATTGGCGCAGCCAATTTTTTATTTTGTTTTACATTAGAATTTTCAATTCAATTCAATTCATTACCTTTTTACTTTTTCTTTTTCGTCACATAATTTCGCTGCTACGACCGACGACCGATCTTGTTATATATAGAGACATAATGTCTTCATCTTCAACACCTCCCGCAATTGAAAATAAAATGATTTATCCTGATGAGGTGTCATTTTTGGCTTCTTTTGTTCCAGGAGAGAAATTAGTTCGGTATCGCGGCGAGGCTTCACAAAAAAATCAACCCTTTGAAAAAGGCACGTGTCCAAGCACCACGGGTCCCTGGAAAAGATTTATTGCTGTCAACAGAAAAAGAGCCGTCAAGGGCAAAAAATCTGCAACGTGGGAGACGATAATCAAATTTATTTCGTCATGCAAAGATTGGCCATATATCTTTGTGGAAGCTGTATGCAGCATAACTGAAGAAACCTCTACTGGAAAAACTGTTCGACTTGTCAACAAAACAATTTTTTATCGCCGTCTTCTCCCAAATATTTAGATATTTAAATATTTTTTTTTGAATCTGTTTTCCTATTGTAATTTAAATTTGTTTCAATTAGCAATAAACACTCATTTCCATATATAGTTTTCTTTTTCTTCACATTTACATTTTGTTATACTCTTATACTCATTTTTTAATTAATTAAATCAACAGACAAACAAACGAAAATGAAGCATTATGATTTTATAGAGATTGGATGTTCTGACTTTGACACTCTTATTCAAGAGGCTACGCCTGACCAATGTGGTATTTCTGTAGAACCTTTATCTTGCTATCTGAATAACTTGCCAAATCCTCCCAGCGTTTTGAAAGTACAAAGTGCTATTTCAAATGTTGATGGAGAAACAGAAATATGGTACATAGACCCAGAAGTCATTAAAGTCAATAATCTTCCACAATATCTTAGTGGATGCAATTCGATTAATAAACCACATTACCAAGCTTCACAAAATGGATTTGGCAAGTATTATACGAAAGAAAAAGTTCCAGTTATATCTGTTGAAACCTTTCTTCGTTTATATAAAGTTCAGGGTGTTTCCTATTTAAAAATTGATACAGAAGGTCACGATACTGTTATTATTCATGCATGGTTAGGTGCTATTGAAAAAAGACTTACCACAAGACCTCGTAAAATAATGTTTGAATCAAATATTTTATCCAACCCAGATGATATCAATTGGTTGGTTACAAGATTAACTACATTTGGTTATAATATTACTAAATTAGAAAATGACACGGTTGCAACTCTTCCAGGTGCGGATATCGTTGGTGATGACGACAGATATAATGTGATGGATTTAATAAATTATGATGATGAAATTTATGAGGGTGACTTCAATCATGTTACAGACAATGACAATAATGACATCACCATTGTTACATATATTGACCCTTCTTATTTTGAAAAAGATGATATCTCTACTACCAAGCTCAGTGTATTAGATATTTCATCTCCTATGGTAATTTACACAAAGCCTGGATGGAAACATGCAATAGATATTATTCGTAAAAAAACTGATCTTACAGGTGCTAGAACTGAAATTATTGAAAGAGCAACCGAAGATAGTTTTTATTATCTCCAATATTTTGATGATCTTGAACAAATTTTAAAAGATGCTGGTGATCATAGTGACGATACAAATACTAAAAATGATGATGATGTCAAAAACAATGCTGAATCTATAATTTTGGATTGGAATAAAATAAATCTTGTTGGTATTGCAGCAAAAAAAAATCGTTTCAGAACAAGCGAGTTTGCTTGGGTATCGTCTTCAATATCGTCTTTAAAATCATCTACGTCTACTCATAGCAATAGCAATGCCAATTCCAAAATAAGTATTTTGAAAGATACCTTACAATATTGCTCTAAATATTTGATCAAAAACGAAGAAGAATTTGTCAATTCTTTTAGTAAACAAATGAAGTATGACGATGAATATGTTATTCTTGGTTCTTTGGATGCATGGAAAGATACCATACCAAAAATTGAACAAATCATTTTGGAGGCGACTAAACATTGCGGTTTCAAAAATACATATATACCATCGATGGAGGTTTTATTATCATTAACGCAATATAAATATCCCGAATCATTTGATATATGGTTTGGCGACATTGAAAATATCGATAAAGAATGGTGGATTGTGGCTAATAAATTTTTATATACAAACATTATATCAATGGCTATAGATGCATTCACATATAAAATACAAGATAAAGATTCATCTCAACAAGATAAATTTCATGCTTGGTATCAACTTGGAAATTGCTTTTTTAAATCAGGTCAAATTGAAAAATGTACAGATGCATTTTCAAAAGCATCGTCTATAGACAATAGACGCATTGAGCCACTCTATCAATTATGTACTATCAATAGATGTCTTGGTAATTATGACAAGGCCTTAGATTATCTGAAAAAATGTTTATCTATTCCAATCTATTCCAATTCTTCTTCTTCTTCTTCTTCTGTTTCCACCACCACCACCTTTTATAATGATATATTTATCTCAGATCCAAATATTCAAAAATGGCATCTCCATTATGAAGCCTCCTTGATTTCTTATTATACATATGGTCCAGAAGTATGCGGAAAAATATGCGATGCAATTGTTTTGGATAATAAAAATGATTTTCCAATATGGATAAAGGAATGTTGTCATTCCAATCAACGATTCAATGTTGTTTCGCTTGATAAATTCAAAGATGTGCACACAGAACGAGCATTTATGTCACATATACTTGATAGCAATAGTAATTACTTTGACATAATATCTCAAATCAAACAACAGAATCGACAAGATCACAACTTTTCTGCATTTTTGACAAGTTGTAATCCTGATCCTGTTTCATTTCAAAGAATTACTAACTCTAACACAGGCAAAAAAGAAAAAGGTTACCTAACTATTGTTAAAGAATCTATATCTTTGGACTCCTCTAACATAACCAAACAAAAGCAAAATTTGTACAGATTTGTTTTCACAAGTGATGGTGATGGTGTTGATTGTGGTGCCGATGGCGGTCATAATATATACGTGAAACAAATTTCAGGTCTCTTTAAATTTGTTGGTCAGCAAATCAAGGATGATATATGTAATATATCTTTACTCTGTAATGACACTAACATATTGATAGAATATGATATTGTGAGTTTTGAGAAACAAGGAGCAAAAGAACGATGGGCTACAAGTATGCCAATATCCGTTGTCATGGATTTGCTGCATGATGTTCCTAGTGTAAATTATTCTAAATTTGGTCAAGAAAATAATGACAGTAATATTGTTGATATTCTTCTCAAATAAGCATAACTTCACTATATTTATTTAGTCCATTTATTTAGTCCACACAAATACATATAATAATAATAATTATTTAAAATTCTTATCTGTCTGTCTCTGTCGCGTTTTTTCTTCAATGATGTTTTTATGCATGCGCAAAAATCTAAGACCAAACAGCAAACATTTGAAAACTCAATTACAAATATTTGGTGATTACGATTGATTTTTTTTTAAAAATTATTTGATCTGGACAAAAATTTTTATGAGTGTAACGAACGAAGTACACGCCTTGCTCAAAACAAACAATCTTACATTTCTTTCCTCTCATCCTACATTTAATCAAGTATTGTATCGCCTATTAGCTGCATCTGCTGAGACAATGAAATAAATAATTTTTGTACTATTTGCATGTAAATAAATTATTGTAAATAAAATGATTAATAATTGATAATTATTTATTGTTACATTAATAACAATTTATTCAATCCAGATATTTGTTGATGTCATAGTTGTTATAATTGGTGGTGGTATTTGTATCGTGATTGGTAAATTTACGAAATAGAATATTGAATAAGGGGTTGATTTTTGATTTTTTGTGATTTATATATGAAGAGAAGGGACAATACAGGTCTACATCTCAATGATGTCGTGGCCGAGTGGTTAAGGCGTTGGACTTGAAATCCAATCATCTCTGATGGCGTAGGTTCGAACCCTGCCGACATCGTGTGTAATTTTTTTTCTATTTTTTTCTTTTATTGCTTTTTTCTTTCTTAAAAATTGTTATTTTATAAAATTATTTCACACATATATTTAATGAGGCATAGGCATATTTCATCCGAGGGCTCCTGTAGCTCAGTTGGTAGAGCGACAGGCTTATGTCCTGCAGGTCGTGGGTTCAATCCCCACCGGGAGCATTATTCTTTTGTTTTTGTACTCTTCGTCGCAATTTGTCCGTTGAGATAGAAATTCCACAAGCACAGATATTATTTTATTTGCGGGGCGTCTCTATTTGTTTTTTGGTCTATCCGTTAAAGTTGTCCAAGGCACTTTTCAAGCGACACTCCCCCAAAAACAAAAACAAACACTTACCGCATCCTCACTCTCGCCACACCCTCGCCCTCGCCATCATCCTCACAAAACACACAAAACACAAAACACACACACACACAAAAAACACACACACTCACTCCTACGACCAAAGAGAAAGAAACAAGATGATGATGCCATCCAGTCCTTTATACAAAAACAGAACGAATCAGACTATTCCCGGCGCACCCCGCAAGAAGCCCGTCGGTGAGTCTGTCCCGACACCGTGGGATCGACGAATCAAAATGTGTTCTAGAAGGCTCACTTTTGGTTCCGACAACGGGCTTCAGAACGACAGCGATTCTCTCCGCTCCAAGCGCTCTTTCAGTGCCATGCACAACAATGGAAAGCAGAGCACCTCCTTCAACGAAAACGACGTCCGCGACGGCGACAGCGACAGCGAGAACGACAACGAGGCAGAGACAGGCAATGGAAACAAACAGCAGTGCAGACATGAGAATGAAAAATTTCTTACTCGTCGCAAGTTTCTTCGCAGCTATGTCAAGAGACTCTATGTCGCTGCCTCGTCTAGCGTTGACGTCGCTACACTTCCATCTCCATCATCCACAGAGAATGCACAAAAAACAAAGACGAATGCACTTCGAGTCATGATGTCGCTGTGTTCTTCTCTTATCGAAGAATGTCCAGACGAGTCCATCTCTCTCCTCGCAATGGCGACGGAAAAGATTGAGCTGAGCAAGTAATATACAAATTCACCCTTATCTCGCCACTCCCCTCCCTTCTCCTTCATCATCATCGCCCCTTCATCATCATCATTATATCAATAAACACAATTTTGTTGTTACGTTGTTACTTTAATCGTGTTACAATGAAACAAACAAACAAACAAATAATATTATTTTATAGATTTTATTTTTATTGACACCAGAACCTGTGACCAAGCGTGCAAATCCACGTAAAGATTACATTTGGTCCAAACTTTTCTGAATCAAAATTTTTGATTGGGATCGAAACAAATTTATCATTTGTTAATTCATCACTTAAAAATCTATCCTTGATAAACGTTCCGTCAAAAATAGTATGCAATATATTATTCATTTTTTTAGCACCAAGTGGATATTTTTTTTCATCAAATTTTATGGAGCCACCATTGGCAAGTACGGAACCAATTTCTAATAAATACTTTTTCTTTGAAGAAGTTGTTCCTTTTATTAAAGCATCACTAATTTCTTGAATATCATCATCCGTCATGTCTGGGATGTATTCTGCATTATATTCTTCCCAACATAAATGTTTTTTAGAGCGAGGAACAAACTCGAGTGTACCCATATCTAAATACATATCACTTTTACATGCAATCATTCCATACAGATCTCCGACTGAACGAGTCGGAAAAGAATTTGCAATGTCTTTTGAAAGAGAATTCCAATCTTTATCTTTGAATGTCATTCCTATTTTTTGTTCGACAGCATCAATAATGTTGTCTATTTCAGTCGATAAGTAATCTTCTACCTCTTGTCCAGTGGATTCCCACAAAAGAGAATCTGGATTGAATTCATATACAATTTTATGGTCTTTAAACCCTGTCATGATAACCCCATACAAACAATCAATGTTGTCATCTTCATCATTGTGTTGGGAGGTCATGTTTGAAGTTGTTGTTGTCTGTTGTCTGTTTTTCTTGATCTCGACAAATGAATGTGTTACCTGCTTTGTTTTGTTTGACACCACAATAACATCATAGATAATTGTTTTGAAATTTCCTTTTTGTTATGGATAACTTTTTATTTATTGTTATCCGTTTTTACAAAGCTCTCAACAAAATATGTGACGACCACTTCTTATAATCCGGGTTATAATGCCATTGGTAATTCCAGTTTTTATGTAACCATTTCCACAATTCATCATTATTTTGTTTGGAAGTTTTAAATTTAGATCCTACTGCCACTAAATGGTTACTACATTTCGGGCACTTGCGGAAGCATTTTTGTATTTTTGTTTCTCCCTTTAATGCATTGACAACACGACAAATCGTTTGACTTTTCTTCATTGTTGTTACTAATAATAATAATAACGATAATGAACAATTTTTAATTTGATTTTTTATTTATTCTTATTCACTTTTATTCCGTGAAATAATTTATCTTTTCTGTTGTTGTTCTGGTTTTTTTATTCAATCAGTAAATTGTAAATTACACACACACACACACACACACATTAATCAGAACAAGAAAGAATATAATTTATTTTCAAATAATAAAATTGAAAAAAATGCTTCTTTCTGATCGTAACCGTTTAAGCAAAATGGACAAGATTAAAAAAAAGAATGTCAAATCTGACGCAAACAAATTAACAAAAATGTCGACGATACCAGACTGGATTCCGGATGTTGCAAAACCATTTGTGAGAAAAATAACCAATACATTTCAAAATGGAAAACTTTCTGTCGGTTATATTTGGGACAAGACAACAAAAGAAATTTATGGCTACAAAGCGTTTGCACATGATATGAAATGTAGAGACATGCAATACACTATTGGCAGTACAAATACTGTTGCTGAATTCAACGGCATATGTTCAGAAGCTTTACACTTTTGTTTAGAAGCGCCACATATATTTGAATTTTATGACATATCGATTTCTGCAAAAAACAGAATGTGTCAAGTCGTTATCCCTATTGGTAGCACTATATCATTTTCAACAAACAAATGCGCTTCAAATAAACTTACTGTAGTACGTGAAATTCTAGATCCAGAATTCTCACAATTGATTGATGGATTCCCCATAATTAACTACTCACACTATGGGTCGTGTGGATTTTACGTTGCTTGTAAAGCCACATATAAAAATCGAAAATTGCACAGTTATAATTTTCCAGCAGTATATCATTGTAAGTTTAAATATAACGTTTTCGGAGCTTGGTACATAAATGGAATTGTAGGAAGAAAAAATAAACACAAACCATATTTGATGACAACATCTAAATGTTTTAGGTATGTTGAATTTTATGATGGTGACGACAATATTACAAATGTAATAAAAGATTCTCCTGAATTTGAAAAGTTGCATAAAGAATTTATATCACCGGATGATGATGACGAGACGGATGATGATGACACAGATGATGATGATGATGATGATGATATTCAAAAATTTTTATACAATGTGTAATGGAACAAGTCATATAAAGAATTCAAAAAGACTATGGATTCTTGTGCATCTAATACAAAATTATTTGGTATTTGACGATGGAGGTATATCCTCGTCTTCATTTTCATAAAACCATGTAATCTGAAACGAAATCCCAATTCAATTTCAAGTAAGTTTAGTTTAGTTTGTTAGTATGTTTGTTTGTAGAATAATCAAATAATAATAAAAAATCTAGTTTATATTTAAAAATTTCAATTTCATTTATTTTGACAAATGGAGTAATTATTTGTCAACATTGCATCGACTCCAAATTTTAAAACTCTCTCAAAATTATATGACGAACACTTCAACAAATAAAACACAGAATTTAAATGAAACAATAATAAATATACCTGATTGGGTTCCAGCTATTGCCAAACCATTTGTCAAGGCTGTTAAAAATCCATTGGATAATAGTACTTCAATAAATTATATTTGGTATGGAACAACACAAGAAATAATCGGATACAAAGGTTTTGAAATTAATATGACTTGTAGAAATATGAAATATACAATTGGATGTACAAATAAAATTGAAAATTTTGTAGGAGTAGCTTCCGATGGAATACATTTTTGTTTGAAAGCTTTTCATGTTTTGGAATTTTATGACATGTCCATTGGTTCAAACAATCGAATGTGTCAAGTTGCAATTCCAATAGGAAGTATTGTATCATTTTCAAAAACAAAATGCGCTGCCAATCAATTAACTGTGATAAATGAAGTTTTAGACCCAAAATTGTCTAAATTATTAGACGGTCATCATTTTAATCACATGTTGGCTCCGCACGCAATTTATTGCAAAGCTACTTATAAAAACGGGCGACTGCATAGCTATAATTTTCCAGCTTTATATAGTCGAGATCTAACAAATAACATTGCTGACAATAATAATAATAATAAAGGCATGAATGCAATTTGGTATACGGATGGTGTAATAGGACGAAAAGATAAATGTAAACCATATCGCATGTCACTATCGAAAAAAAATCCAAACTATGTTGATTTTTACTTTCATGTTTGTCCTTGGAATACTCCTTTATTTGAATTTGATAATGACTCCTATGTCGACAAAATTGAAACTGTAGCTAAAAATTCTGCTAATTTTAAGTCGCTTTATCGTTCTATAATGTCAAATTAGATTTATACATATATAACATTTAAAATTTTAAAGATCGAATATATTTTGCACAAGTAGGTCCAAATCCGTTTTTAATACTTTCGTCGTCTGTGAGGCCGTGGCCACACCAACAACAAAGACCAATCGCTTTTCCCATTTCTGAAAAAAACTTGATAGGATCACTCTCCATATTATTTAAAGATTGTATTAAATCGTTAATTTGGAAATCATAGTCATAATCATGTTTTATTAATTTACCCACCCCAGTAGTAGTTTGTATGACAGCGACATCTATTTTCTTCTTGTCGATCGGGTGATATAATTGTATCAAGAAGAATTTTGAACCAGGAGATCTTTCCACTTGGGATATATAAATTCTATCGGTGGTTCCAATTTTTAAATTTTTAATTGGACAAACAAGAGATTTTATTTTGTCTCTCGTTTCTCCTTCTTTAGCTCTTTTCTTACCATTGGGACCTTTTTTAATTTCGCTTGAAGGAATCTCAACAATTTTGTTCAAAATGTTTATCAAATTCATTGGAACATTAAAAGATGGTTGATTAATAAAATCTAATAAATTATTGATTTTTTCGATATTTGTTTCAGCAGTTCCCGTCGTTGTCTCGATGTCTTCCAATTTTTTTTTATATGTCGAAAACTTGCGCAAGTTTGGATATTTTTTACCCCAATCTTTAACAGGTTGATTGCGAGTATCAAGCCAAGGACGAAAAAATTTGTCACGACCATATACAATATAATTAGTTGAATCGCCAAATAAACTAACCGTTTCAGTGCGCTGTTCATCAAGAATACCCGATGCACTTTCATTTGGATGATCAAGACGAAATAACTCATCACTATATCTATCTGAACGATCGTAAAGAAGAAAATCTGGAGTTTCTGATTTTACTTTTGATATTCGTGCAGTTTTTGATTTTATTTTATCCTCGCATTCAGTGATATCATGTGAACATAAAAATTTATGTTCCTTTTCCGTAAGAAATTCGTGTTGAACGTCTAAATCTTTATAAGATTTGGACGTATGTATCAAGTGAAATGGTTGTTGTTGTGACATAGTTTCAAATTTACAAAGAATAAATAAGAGTGGAAAGAATTTGTGATGTGATATATGTGTATGTAATTGAAATGAATCATCTATTCCGAGAAAATTACAATAAGTTTTTTTATGCTTTTTTATTTGTCTTTCGTTTATCGAATCATCGTTATCATTATTGTTTTCATTTTCATTTTCTTGGAGACAGTTTTGAATTCGTTTTCGCAACCTTGTATTATTTTGAGTTGCAGTTTCCAATGACTGTTCAAGATTATATTGAATATCGATCCACTCATGCTCGGATCTTTGAGAATGTGTAGATGAAGACTGGATGCGTTTCTTTAGTTCACTGATATAATTAGCCGACTTTTGACGAGATTTATTCAACCGCAAAATATTTTTTTTCGCTTGGTCAAGCTGTTCTAATTGCAAAAGAAATGTTTGTTCTTTGGATCGGAGTGTATTTACTTCTTCTCGCAGTCTCATATTTTCACTACACAAGGGAGTCAAAATGGCTTCTGATGAACGCAGCACACCCTCCGTAATTGTTAGCTCCGAGTTTTTTTTACATATTAATTTATCCAGCTCTGTGTTGGAGTCTCGTAATAATTTCGACGTTATCAGACTTTCATTTAGTTGATTTGAAAGTTGACGATTTTTCTCTTCAAGTGAATGAATCTTGTCGTTGATTTTCAAATTGTGCTTGCATTTGCTGTCAAAAACAGCTAAAACAGTGTCGTTTGACATTTCGAGAAGTTGGTTACGTGCCTTCAATGTGTCTACGTGTTGAATAGTTGAACGCAGCATTTGTACCAATTCAATAACGCGATCGTAATTGTCATTATGTTTGATTGTAATTTTAATTTTACTGTCTTTTTTTGTGAAGTGGTTAATGGGTCTATTACTCATGTTTGTAAGGTTGTGGGGGAAAATAACACCGTCCCTTTGTCAGTGAGTGAAGAAGAGAAAGAGAGTGAAGAAACGCTTCTGTATTTGGCGTGTGTGTGTGTGTGTGTGTGTGTTTATGTGAATGATAATGATAATGCGGAGCGTAATGCGTCTCTCTTTCTGTCTTAAACAAAAGACTAAAAAATTGAGTGTTGTTATTAAAAAAAATTATCGACGCCGGCAGGGTTCGAACCTGCGTAATCTTTTTAGGATTATCGGATATCGCGTCCGACGCGCCTTACCTCTCGGCCACAGCGCCACTGATATAAATTATTCAATAAATTTCACATGTTAACTTTCCTGAATGAATGTGTAAAAAAAGGCGGCGATAAGATAGTATGAGTTTGTGAGTGTAGTTTCAGTTTTGTTTTACTCGACGCTCGGATAGTCATCTTCAAAAAAAAAAGCCATATCACTATTTAAAACAAATAACAACAAAAAAATCATCATTGACGCCGGAAGGATTCGAACCTTCGAAATGTTTAACGATTCTCGGATTTTGCCCGATGCCTTAACCACTCGGCCACAGCGTCATTGATACAATTTGAAAACGTTTATTTCTATTTTAGAACATTTGAATCAATAACCCAAACCCCTAATTCGCTAATCATTTATTAATCCATTAATTAAACAAAACGTCAATTACAACAAGTAAGAAATGAATTAACAAAATTGAACACAAGTTGCCTACCCATTTGTCATCACTGTCTAGATCAGTTTGTGCTACTACACGCAATAATACACACGCACAAATAATTAATTAATTTAATTTAATTTAATTCTTTATATTGCCGCAAACAAAATAAAATCAGAAAAATTTCATTTGCACACAATACATTACACAATCAAATAAAAATAAAAAAATAAAAAAATATGTCGTTTAATAAATTAGTAGCAAACATACCACAAAATATATGGGACAAATTATGTAGACCTAAATTTAAACGTCGTATGTTTATAGGATTTGCCTATCCTATCATGGATGATCAAACAGAATTATGGAATTCTTTAGAGGAAATGACAGTAAATAAACAACTGGCACCTTTGGATGTTTTGCATGACTGGAAAGTATATAAATGTATTTCTATGACTTTTTATCATGCTTTTCTAGTATTGACTTGGGATAATATTCATTACGTTACATTGGAAATAGCACCTGTGAAAATTGACGAAAGTGAGCAATGTAAAGCGACACAATTGATTTGTAAGGCTTTCCCAAATTTCCCAGAAAATGAATGGTCTCTTGCAGGTGTCGCCAACGAAATGACTTTTCGAGATATTGTTAATTTAGCATTAAACAGATGCAAACAAATGGGAAGATTTACTTGGTTTTCAAACAACTGCTTTGAATTTACAAATGCATTTTTGCAAAAAGATTTAAAATTTTCGCAATTTTGTGCTCCATCTAAAAAAATTCACACCTCATGGTTTAAACTTTTAAAACAAACTCATTGTTCATAAGTCATAATTTAAAATAATAAATTAATAAATAATAACAATTATAAGGCGAAAAAAATGTATACTTTGATATTGATAATTCAACACTTTGCAAACTTTCTTTCCTTTATTACGAAATTGATAACAAGAAAAAAACGCAAGCAATCACAAGCACTTTTAATTCAAACCATAGAAACCAATCAAACTTTACAAATAGATAAACTATTAGGAAAAGGTGCGTATGGTAGTGTATATAAACTTAAAAATTATAATTCACTTGTTGCTAAAAAATTCGTTAATTACAAAGAATTTCAACATGAGCTTGATGCTCTTAAAAGAGTTGGATATCATTCCAATATTATTACTCCGTTAATGGCATGTGTTACGAATAGCGATGGTAGTAATAATGTTTGTAATGATAATTTTATAATCGTACCACTATGCGATTTTACCTTGTTCACTTTTATAAAAAAATCAAATTTGCATTTCGATTCAAATTATTTGATAAAAGATTTAATCGTGTATCAAATCTTTGATGCTGTATCGCATATACATTCCAAACATTTAATTCATGCAGATATTAAACCAGAAAATATTATGTTAACTTCGTTGAGTGTTGGTAGTCCCAATCATCTACTAACATTAATAGATTTTGGATTTTGCCACATAAACAAATCTGAGTTTAGAAAAGATACAAGACTTATATCTTCTGATACATATAGAGCACCCGAATTATATTTCAGAATGGCAAAAATATATGACAATAAAATAGATTCATGGTCCGTTGGAATTGTGTTATTGTCTATGTTTTGTGGTTTTTTACAATTTACACAACCATATTGTTTCAACAATGTTTTACCTTCCCGGACTTTTCATAAATCTTTAGTATGGAATCAATTGTGCGGGCATAAATGTGGATGTGGGAATGATGAAGACATGCTTACTCTTTTTGATACAATTGTTCCAAAAAGTTCCAACGAAAAGTATGCTGCTATCAATTTTTATCACATTTGTAAACTGGTAGGCAAGAAATCAATTGACTCGTTATTAAATAAAATAAAATATGAAGAAGATGATGATGATATAATTGATACCAACAAACTAATCTTTCCCAAAGGAGATGACTATACTGAAAACGGCGTATTACAAAGTGTTTTAGATAAATCAACCATGAATGTCTATTGTAAAGCATTAATTACATCTTTATTACAAGTAGATCCTTGTAAAAGATTATCAATCAGAGACGCGTTTAATTATCATCCTTATTTTAAAGAATTGAAATTCAACAAAAAGAAAAATATAAATAAAATTTATGAATATAAAAGAGACAATGAAGATCTATGTTTGAAAGAAACAATTCAATTAAGGCGTGACTTATTATAAGCGTGATTTACTTATTATCTGTCTCTATTTTAGAAGCAAGTCTTTTCTGTGTTTTCCTGAGATCAGTAAAACAGACCCAATCATGTAGTGGTGAATCACAGTATCCAACATAGCATAATACAAGTATAGAAATACAAACAAATACTCCCGTACAAAATATAAATTTACTAGTAGAATTATTTGCTGTGGCCCAACCAAATATCATAACCATAAGTAAAATAATACCTACAAATCCCATAATAACAAATGAGTTATTGGTTACAGATTCTTTGTCACGAACAGTTGACGATGATGATGGTGATGACATGATGACTTTATATTTTTTTTTAAAATATCAAATTCTTATCTTTAGAAAAAAAAAAGAAGAAGAACAAGAATGTTTGTTTATTTTTTTTAATTTATATCTTGTTGTTCAAAATTAGTACGAAATAACATCCCATTATTTTTATGTAAACGTTGTTGTATGATATTCGAATTTGTTTTTGTTTTTGTTGAATCCAATGATAATGATGATGATATTATTTTGGGCAAATCAGTTTTATTTACAACAGACGATGATGATGATGATGATGATGTTAATGATATCCAATTTGGCAACAGGTAAGTAGGAATATTTTCCTTATCTTTTGGTGTGACAACCTTGTTATATCTTGATTTCAATAATTCAAGAGACTCATTCGATAACGAATTACTTTTACCACTATCAGCAAAAAGATCATTCAGATAATGTTTATGCTCTTGAACAAACTCAACCAATACAAATAAGCAAGGAATCACAATTTTATTCCAGAGTAAACCTTCTTTTTGTAATTCAGTAATCATCATTTGAGCATGGTTTTCATTTTCCCACAAACATTGACAATGATGAGCCGTCGTTGATCCAATTTGATTAATGTTGAGATATGTTTGTATCTGATAAAATTCACTTGCAAATATACAATTATTTATTTTATTTATTCTAGTTTTGTTTTCGACAACAATTTTAACTTTATCATTATCACTTGATCCAGAAACAGCATCCATAAATCCAGAAATATAAATTTGATAGGATCCTCCTTTGCACGTGTCACAATTATTATTACTACACAAGGACGATGGGCATTTTATTTTCTCAAATACTTGTAAATTATTACGATGAGTTTCTAGTGATGAGCAAGATGTCGCTTGAGCATACATTTCTAAAGCTTTAAGTTCTTTACATGATCCAAACATTTTATAAGTTTGTTCCTTGTTATTGATAGTATCGTTATTACTTTGCAATGATATATAACTTTCAAGCTGATTATTTGACCAAGAATCATCCATTTCACCTTTGATTGATGGAGAAATAACTTTGTTAATTCTGTATAAAATTCTCTTGTGATATAAAACATTCATGGTAGCATTTTCTACAGATAAAATAGGCCTTTCTCGTTGTGTGCAAGCACCATTATTATTATTGCTAAATCCCACAAGCATCCATTTACGGATTAACTCTCCAACATTAGACAATGTAACTACTTTGTACAAATCAGAAGCAGTCACAGTATATGCAACAGGAACAGGCATTGCACGGCAAGAATTATTATTATTATCATTTTTTTTTAAGTTCAAATTATTCAAAGTCATGACAATATAAAAAATTGGGATGCGTTTGAGTTTTTTTCATAACAAAAGACAAAACAAAGAAAGACAAAATATACTAATTATAATTATTTTTTTGAAATCGTCCTTTCTTTACTACGCTATACATTAGGCTTTTTTGACTCCTCGGTATCCTTATCGTCTTTCTCTTCTTCAGAGACAACAATCGAAATTGCGCTTTTTTCAGATTGTGGCTATCTTGCTGAATTCAATTTTGAGTCCCAAGAACGAGGCGGTATTCATTGCCGAAATCATGACTTGGGTAACCAGCGAGGAAAACTTTTGAGTAGCGTCATTGGCCTCCTTGTCAGAAATCAAATCTTTCGATACCTTAATTGATGCTTGCGCTGCCACCGAGGCGCGATTTGATGCGAGCATAGTCTCTTTCAGAGCGTCATCGGCCTTTTGAATAGCAACGAGCGCCTTATCAACAAGGGCATTAAGATCCTTGAAAGCTTGAGATGCAGCATTGTAAGTGTAAAGACATGACGATGGCGCTTTACATCTTCATCTTCCGTCTGGAAATCAGCAAGTTTAGACGCGTTGATAATTTCCCCTCCATCGACTGAAATGTCTTAAATTTTTTTTTTGTTATCTGACAATTTTATCTCAAGTCTCAAATCTCAAACATGAATTTGCTCCAAATATTTTTGAGTGGTCTAACAATTTTTCTTTGTCAAGTCTTGAATAAATTTGTACCTAAATATTTTGTTATTTGTTCCAACAATTATATTCTATATATATATATATATATATTTTGTTTACAATATTTATGACAGCATTGATCAACTTCAAGTATGCTCTAAACCTAAATGTTTTGGTGTTATATTTTACAAATGAAAATGATTCGAAAGTTGTGTATCTCAAAATGTGAACAGAAAAAAAAACAAAATCAATTATCAATTACCACTATTACTTTATTTTTTTGTGTTTTTAAAGGTGTTGGATGCGCCTAAATATTGTGCAATTTCATGGATACAAATATCTTGGGTCGTAACGTGTTTGAGAAGTGGTTTATGAAGATTTTTCATATAACGTTTGAAACGAAATTGACGTTGAAGTTTTTTGGCGAACTTAGGCCAGTCGAAACCATAAAAACGACTGATCATTTCTCGCAAAGTTTCTCCTTCTCTGGGTATGGATAAATCAGACGAGACAAATTCACTGTCGTCATAATCAAAGTAGGTTAATTGAGTACGATCGAAATAAAACTCCAGCGTGTCTCTTATGTGTTGATCCTTGATAAAAAGCTTTGACCCGGCATCCATGATTGAAATATATGCATATGGAGCGAAATGTGTAGGAAGGGCTGATACATGGGCAAATAAAATTTCAACATGTCGATATCCTGTTGGGGAGCCCAGAGGCAGTTGATAATATTTATCTTTGCGAAGCTTATTTAGTATGATGGTATCAAGTGTATTGTTATGGAGCAGCGTGAGTGGTCCAAATCCAGAAAATAATTTACATCGATTAACCCGGACTGAACGACATTTTGGTACCTCGACAGTCTGTAGTTTATTGCAGTATTCCATGGTGAAATATTGACAGTTTAAAAGCTTAGGAAGAGTGGGCCAATTTACCAAGTTGATATGTAGATGTTTAAGCGATTGAAAAATAACCCTTTGATCATTCGCTTTTCCAAACATATTTTCAAAGGTGTAGGTATAACCATTGGTGCTTCCACTTGGGTTGTTCACACATAGAGTGAGTGACATAAGCTGTGCAGGAAGTCGAATTTGATGAGTGGACTTGACTGTAAGTTTAAGAACGCGAAGGTTTGTCCATTTAGAAAAGTCAAACAGTGTATGTGTATTTTGTTCGGAATCATAATCAGGAAGCTGCAAATGAAGGATTTGGATATAAGGCATTACAGGAATGGCATCTGGGTAAGCGCAAATGGCAAGAGAAACCAAATTTTTTCTTTTGGTAAATGTAATGGGAAAATTGACTTTCTTATACCAACTATAAACGATCAAAGTGTGGACCTTCTCAGGAATTGAATCCAAAAGAAAGCAACCACCTAGGCCAATTGGACCAGATAAGTTTAATCCTTCAGATGGATTCTCCTGCCAAGTCGAGATACATTGGTCGAAATTTGAAACATCTATAGTACCACAGGTTCGTTGGAGGCATGTGCACAATTCTCTTAGTTGCTGATCAAGATCTTGACTTGTGAAAAAATCAGTATTGATGCGATTATTTTCCATTTGCTTCATTACACCCCATGTTTTACCAATAAACGATGCGGTAGTGTATAAGGGATGATTTTGTTCCGTGATAATTTGATTATCGTCCACCAGATCTTCGGTGGGAGGACGCGTGGGTGGCGTGGGCAATTGATTTAGAAAGTCATACAATTGTTGTGCAGGCACATGTTGCTCATTCGCGTCCATCGTAAATATAAGATGATCTGGTGATGTGGGGTAAGGCGACGATGATGATGATGATACAAGCAAAACAACAATGATTTCTCAAAAAGTTTTTTGGTGGATTGATTCTGCTCCTACTATTATGAATAAAACATCTTTTGATCAGCGTCTTATATCATTTTATTTCCGCATCAAGACGTCTATAAATTGACGATGTCTATAAATTCAAAAACCTCTTGCCGCCATTAAAAATGACTCTTAACTATTTTCTTTGTCTCTTAACAAGTTATCTCTCGTTTATATGTTATGTATCAATAAGTCTTGTTTACAAAACTCTTGTTAAAACGCGCAAACACAAGTCTCATTGTTCGTCGACATTTTTATAGTCGGAAATTATTCTGTTAAATTAATTTGAATCAAGTTTTAAATACAATTTGCTCTGCTTAGCTTTTGAAATTTTTGTTAGACAAGTCAAATCGTTATAGGATAATGTGAAAAAAAAAGTATAGTCTAAATGTATGTGATTTCTTCTAGACCAGACAAAGTTAAAACAAAAGTACAATCGACGATAAAGAAGAAAGAAAAAAAATAATAAAATGAAAACCCATAAAGACCAACACATATCACATGTTGGATATCCATACCATACCATACCATAACCATGTTGGATATCACACTTTGGTTAAAAGTTGGAGGAAAGAAAAACCCGGACCTAGCGACGGAAAGATATGAAAATGACATATTTGAATGCCATTTATCATTATTCCAAAGGTCCATGGGTGTTTGTTTTGTTTCCCAATATATAACTTTTGACCACATATATCATGTGTATGCTCATATATCTTTAAATATTGAGTCTTGATTTTATCACTGTTTTTTTTTCTCTTCAAAGTCGATCTGTCTTTGCTCAACCACGCCTGGCCTGAAAGAACGCTCGCACACCTTGAACTAACTTTTTCTTCGTTAGAGTCTCGATCTCGGACTCCTTACTGTGCCTTGGGCTTCTTGTTCTCCTTCTCCTCCTCGCTCTTCTCCTCCTCAGACAGAGGAACGGTCTTGCGCTTCTCTCCGCTCTCGTCAGAAGGCGGCGCATCCTGAGTAAGGATCTCGGTCGCGGCATCCGACGACACAGAGCAGGACTTCTGAACAGCGTCCCCGGAAACAGCAGCGTCCGAAGAGGGCGAAGTGACCATCTCGGCATCGCCGCCGACAGCAGGATCCGAAGAGGTGTCGGGCGAGGAGGAGGCGGTCGTCTCCGTGGCGAGAGCGGTCGAGGAGGCGGTCGTCTCAGCAGCGACAGCGGTCGAGGAGGCGGTCGTCTCAGCAGCGACAGCGGTCGAGGAGGCGGTCGTCTCAGCAGCGACAGCGGTCGAGGAGGAGGTGGAAGTCGTCTCAGCAGCGACAGGGGAAGAAGAGGAAGTGGTGGTGGCTGGGGAAGAAGAGGAAGTGGTCACCTCGGAGGAAACAGCGTCCGAAGAATCAGCGGGAGTGGCGGTGACTGCCTCACCCGAAACGACGGAGGAGGAGGAGGTCGTCTCCGCGACCGAAGAGGCGGAGGAAGGCGTGGCCGTCTCCACAGCGGCATCAGCACCACCCGAAGGCACCGACGCGGCGGAGTCGGAGGTCTCAGCGACAGCACTGTCCGAAGCGACGATAGAGGCGGTGGTCGTCTCCACAGTAGCGTCAGCACCGGAAGAGACAGCATCGGAAGTAGTGGTCTCAGAGACAGCACTGTCCGAAGCGACGGGGGTGGGAGTGGTCATCTCCGCGACGACAGCGTCCGAAGAAGGGGTGGTGGCGACAGAGGCGGCGATGGGGCTAGTGGCGGACATTGTGCTGGTCGGGTGGAAGAAGAAGAAAGAAGAGGAGAGAAGAAGAAGAAGAAGAAGGTTGGAATTGTGACAATTGAAAGTTGAGCTTCGGCGACAAAAGCACACAAAAAAGAAGACGTCGGCGGAAATTTCAGAGTCGCCCTGAAATATGGAATTAGAGACAATGCGAAAATTTAAAGACGGGCGGAAATAAAGAACAATACACTGGCAAACTCCTAAAACATTTGAACGCAAATTCAAAAAGATAAGATTTTTCACACACTTTTGACAAAGGATAATCAACACCTCTGTTTTCTTTTATCTTTTATCTACTCTCTCCTTTTTTCAAAAATGTCCAATGTACCGACGGACACAGACTAATAAAAAATGCGATACGCAGTCCAACAACCTGTATCTCCATGATATCAACGGCACCATGATGACAATCGATCAAATACTTGCCTCTAAGGATATTTCAGTCGAAGACAAGCAAAATGCATTTTTGAAGCACTCGTTTGCTTTTTTCATGGATACGACAATTGAGAGGTCAAATGATTTGCTTCCAGAATTTGTGGAAGCGTTGAAACAATGCAAATGGGACAGTCCCCTCATCGTTGAAGGGGAACTGCAAAAGAATTGATCATCAATAATTTGCATAATATGGAATATTGTTGTTTTCATTCAAATAGAATCATTTAATAAAAGTATTATATTATTACTACATCAACATCAACCAAAACTTTTGATATTTTGCGCAAATAATAAAGACAAAAAAATTTTAAAAACAAAAGTGAAATGCAATGAACGAACAAATTTGTTCATCTCATTTTACATTTTCTTCTTTAAAAAAACTCAATCTCGTCAATGACAACACCGTCCTCTTTATCTACTCGTCCGACCAAGCGTCAACGAACTTTGGATATTGTCGCGTCAGAATTGCGAGCGACCGCCGAGCATCACAGTTTAATGGAACCTGGCGAATTAGAATTTGTATGCAAGCGTCTTGCAGATGAAGTACAACAGACATCAAAAACGCTTCAATCTCGTATTCAAGAATTGGAAGCTATGTTGGCAATTTCCTCTTCAAATTCCGATATATCCACATCAGACAAAATATCTACTCATACAACAACAACAACATCAGCAGCTATAACTCCCACTAGAACAAGCGTCACGAAAAATATTAATATTACAAATTCTTTGGCTACTGTCGGCGTCGGTAGTGATTCTGTTACAAGAATTACTACTACTACTACTACCGCAAGCTTTGACAATAGTTTGCCCCCGACGCCTTCTCAAAAGCGTCTACGCAAAGGGGATCGCGTGAAACTTCGTTTTGAAAGAGGTTGGCATGCTGGAATTATTTCCCGAATCAATCCAAAAAGATATACTGTAAATCGTTACAAAGTAATCACCTGCAAAAATAGTACCGCGACTACTGCCAGAATTCTATACTATGATTGCCAACCAAACTTTTTGAGCAGACCTTCTGCATCAGATTTGGAAACGAAAAGTCATTTGTGGGAATATTGTGAGATGCGTCTTAGAAACAAGAAAAACAAAACCTCTCGTATCGAACAACAACTTCAAGACGTTTTGGCTACTCAACCACAAAAACTTGTTGGTGATGCGGTGATAAATGGTGATTAGCCTGCATCTTCTTTTCATAATCAAAATTCAAACGGGGATAAGGGATGGCTAATGATTAATTTTTTTATTCCCACAGACAAAAGACTTAATTTTATTTTTGTTTTAGCTGTAGTCAAAAATTAAAACTCATAAAATAAATTGTTAGTAATTATATAATTATAATTTACAAGTTCAAATGATACAATAAATAATAATATTATAAATGTTGTATGGGTGTAGTGTGTAATGTGTAACGGTAAATAAAAAGGTACAAGTGATGAAAAGTAGAACGAGTAGAATGGTGACAAATCTACTTAATGTCCAAACACATTTTTGAACAACCAGCATCGCAGCAAACATAGGTGGTTCCCCAAATGAAATATTTCGTCATAACGCACGGAAGGCAAACAGTCCATGCCGAAATCATTGAACAGTATCCACCGTTGGAAATATAATCTCTATTAACCGGCTCGACACATTTTTGCGTACACATAGCGTTGCATCGATATGTGCATTGACAGAACATTTGAGTGCAGCACACACAGGCATTTTCACAACAGTTTGTGCGAGATCTTGCTTCTTCGGCTTCGATCAACAACTTTTTCGCCTTTTCCAGTTTTCCCAAAGCTTGAATTTTCTGTTGTTCAGCAATATCCACTGATGTCTGCAGTTGTTGCATTTGGTGCTTAAGAATAGCATTTTCTTTCACGATTTCGAGTCCAGTGGCGAGATCCATAAATTGTTGAACGGGGGCGGCGGCATTCGACATCGGAAACTGTGCCCGTGCGTATGCGTTCGATCCGCGTTGTAATGGATGAAGCCTGATCGGAAGAACAGGCTCGGAAGCATGGCACACGCCATCGAATGATGCAGGAGGGGCCGACATTTTGTTGTTTTTAAGAGTTGTGCGATGGGTTTGATGGATTTGATGGGTGATGAGTGCGTCAAATAATTGAAAGCGAATGTAAATGGATAGTTAATGAGTGTTTTTACGCTATGTGATGTGGTGTGGTAGATGTGGTAGTGATGATTGTGGTGGCATAATGCGGCGCCAACCTCAACTATATAATGAAATTAAAAGTAAAAAATGAGGAAATAAAAAATATATGTGCGAAAATTGAAAACGTCTTGGAATTAAGACGTGTCTATAAGTGATAAAATAACTCCAGGCTTAATCTATTGATCTATACATAAACACATTTTTGAGCAATTGGCACCACAGCACACATAGGTTCCTCCGCATGCAACAAAGCGGACGGCTTGGCACGGGAAACAAATTGTCCATGCTGCAAAATTCGAACTCCAAGTTTTTGAGTATGAAGGAGGTGATAAACATTCTTTGCTTGGTTTAATAAATTGAGTTATGCACAATTCATCACATCTATCCGTGCATCGACAAAACATTCCTTTACACCCGTTGAGCTGATCTTCTAATCTTTGTATTTTTTGACGCTGATTTTCATTATCAGCTGCTAAATTTTGAAGTTGTTCTACTTTCTGACGCAACGTGATATTTTCTTTTACAATTTCAACTCCGTAAGCGGCATCCATAAACTGATGAGCGGGCGAGTCCATTTTTAATTTATATAAGTTGAGTTGAATTAAATAATTAATCAATTAATATCAAATGATTTTATTGTCCAACAGCTGTTTTTACTCTTTCTTTTTTTTTAAATAAGAATCAAGTATATAATTTTATTATTTGTACAATGTTACTATTTGTGATATGTTACTATGTAAGCGTTTGAATATTGAATATAAATCATGATTATTTGTTTATTTTATAATTTTATATTGTTATATACGGTGGAAACAATGCACTGCATTTGTGCATGCATTTATCAAATATCAAAGCGTATAGAGCATAATCACCGTATGTTCAACTTTTTCTTGCCAGATATTGAACGACTTTTCGATGTGTGAGCTAACCCCGTAACACCCCTTGCTGGAAGCATAGATGCGTGAATTGAATTCTTCAAAGCCAATGGGCAATTCCGATTTTGGATATTCATCGAGTATAAAGTGATCTATGGTTGCATATTTGGGATTTGATAAATCTGCAAGAGCGTTTTCAAAGAGATTTTGATAATACTGAATAGATATACTGTTTCTGTTGTGGTGATCTTCTTGTTCGGCCAGGGTTAAAAGTTTTTTGACAACCAAAGGGCTGGGTAAAACATTTCGGTTTTGGGGTTGGTCGTCTGCTTCGTTACAATCTGGCCACGTGACTATAATACGAATCATTTCATCGGTCGTCTCCATGGTGTAACCAGAGGTATTGCTCAGACGTGTGCGCAGAGTTTCCAACCAATTTGGCCTGCAGATGCACCCGTCGTGCTCATACATGCACCAGCATTGCGTGTAATCGTGCTGCTCAACAATACCACCACAATCACGTGGTTTCAAAGGGAGTTCAACATAGGCGGAGTTGTTGTTTGGAAATTTAGTAGAGTTGGAAATGCGCTTCAATCCATCACCAGCCCAGAACATGAGGCAAATCTTACGAAATGCGAAATCAGTAATTCCTTCGCGTGCAAGACGTTCTTTCTCAATAGATTTTAGCTTTAATAAGCATTGTTCTTTGTCTATTTCTTTTTTCAGCATCTCTTGTCTTTCAGATGGCGTGGGGAGTGACATCGCGAAGCTTATAGCTGTTAGCAAAGTAAAGCGCTGTGGTGATGTGGCGTGCTGTGGTGTTGTTTCGACACAAAGGTATTTGAAAAATCCAGCGTATTTAGTCAAGACATCTTTGTGAAAAAATTAGCATATTTCCGGTAAGACGTCTTTGAACGCAATATGGTTGAAAAGTACCGAAGCCTTCCCTTTTGCTGTCACAATTCAAACCCTCGTCCGTCCCGATACCCGCCAGCCTTTCTTGCACCCCACGACTTTTTCATCCGCAGAAAACCCTCCTCCACCCCCACAGACCACAGACACCACCTGTCACACCTACACCTACCACCTGGCGCTGTGTGGCGATCGATTGATCATCATCATCATGTTCCGCTCTCAGCAGCATCCTTTTGATCCTGTTGCAGCCAGCATCCAACGCAGCTTTTCCCCTCCTTCCATCGGAGGTGGTCCTCGTTTCGCCTTGGTGCCTCCATCCACATCCACACACCCTTCGGCATCTGGATCGTCATCTGCTGCACGCACTCCGAAAGCCTTCCGATCTCCCTTTTCCTCTTCACCGTCTCCTGTTGCGAAGACGATTCCTCTCTTCAAGCTCGGACAAGGCCCTTCCCCTGCGTCGTCGAAGCATGCCGCTTCTTCTTCTCTCCATTTCCCGCTCATGAGCTTGAACGGAAACCCCGCACCTCCCCGACCTTTTTCTCTCCCGTCTTCTTCTTCTCCTTCTTCTTCTGGACTCGCAAAATTTTCCTCTCTTTCCCGTCCTTTCTCCCAGCCTTCGCAAGCGACTGCCCGTGCAATCGCAGCTGCGGCCGCAGCCTCATCCCCCTTTCCTCCTTCCTCCATCCCCGTGCTTTCTTCGGTGAAGAAGGCTCCCATCCAGACCCATAACAACCTTATCCACCGCGCCGCTGCTTCCAAGGCAACCACCGCCGCATCAGCGGCCGCTGCGTCGAATGTGTCTGTGCCTGCACGTGCACCCTCGCAACCTCAACCTCGATCCAATCCCAATGGCGTGACTTCCCCCAAGACCAACACCAACGCCTTTTCGGGGCAGGAATTGGTGCACAAGGGCATATCCTTGAGTGAGACTCAACTCGGATTTCTGCTTCACCTCTACCAACGAGCAGGAATCGAGTTCGCCTGGAAGTGCATTCAGAATAACCACGGTGCTTTGATCGCCATGGACATGGGTCTGGGCAAAACGATCGTGGCTCTCGTTCTCATTTTCATCCTTTTGCAGCACTGCAAGATTTCGACCGACAAGCAAGGCAAGGTTTTGATCGTCGCCCCTTTGGCCACGGTTCACGACGCGTGGCTGAAGCATCTCAAAATGCTGTTCGGCGAAGAGGACTACTGCATTTTTCACGGTCCGAAGCGTCATGATCCTGACAACATGGACAAGTTTGCCAAAGCGCGCATCATCGTCACCACGTACCAAACCTTGACGGCAGAGTACAAAAAGTCCCTGAAACAGAAACGGCGTGCGGCATTCCTCAAGGCGCACAAGCAGCCCGACACTTCCAACAAGTCGAGATTGGCGTCTTTTGAGGTCGACAGACTGGCCATTTTCGAGACCAGCTGGACCAGCGTCGTGTGCGATGAAGCTCACACCCTCAAGAACGGAGCCACGTTCCAAAGTGGAAACTCTTTCGGGGCAAATGCGCCAATCAAGGCGAAAGCCGTCTACGCAGTCGCCGCAAATTCGTCGGCCAACGTCGCCCTCACCGGAACGCCCACCAGCGATAAAACTTCTGATCTCGTGGCCATCGTCAAGTTCATCTGTCCCAAAAAGGTCAAGTCTGCGGTGGATGCGGCAACCGGGTGCCACTTGCCTCATTGGTCGTACCCGGAAGTATGGAAGGAGATAAACAAGACGGGAAATTTGGAAATGAGAGCCATCAGAATCAGGGACTGTACCAAGAATTTCATGTTCCGTAAGAGCAAGTTCGACAAGGACGTACCCGTTCTTCCGGAGATGAAGAACGAGACGATTTTGGTGCCGATGGCCCCTCGCCAAATTCAAGAGACTGTGCGCCTGGCGAAAAAAGCGATCGCTCTGACCAAGGCCTACTTGCGCCAAGTTTCCAGAGATGAAGAGGCCGCTGCCGCTGCTGCCAACGGACGTGGAGGAGGAGGAGGTGAAGGAGGAGACTCTGGAGAAAGGGCCCGAGAGCAGTCCGGAATTCGTATGAAAATCCTTTCTATCTTCATGCGGATGAGACGAGTGTGCGACTCTCCCATACTCGAAGCTCCCGGGTTGATCCACGAGGAACAGTTCAAGAATAACCAAGGCGACTCCGCAAAGACTATCCTTCAGACGTCCAACAAGTTTCTCGAGATCTACAATACTATCAAGCAACTGCTGCCCGACAAGCGCGCGCCCAACAGCAACACCAAGGACAACAAGATCGTCGTGTTTGTCCACCACCTCGAAACTCTGAGGTGCCTGCAAGTTATTCTCGACGCGCTTGCAGAAGAGCGCGATCAGGAGATTCTTCGCATTGACGGTAGTGTGACAGGCCTTGATCGAATGGCCATCCTCAAGAAATTCCGCCAACCATCCTCCTCTGGTCACAATCTTCTCCTCATGACTCAAAAGTGTGGGGACGTCGGAATCGATCTCAGCGTCGCCAACGTGATGATCCTTGCCGGCCCTTCTTTCAACACCACATCGGAAAACCAGGCCAAAGATCGCATCCATCGCCCCGGACTCACTCGCGAGGCTCGGTGCATTCGTTTCGTCACCGACGGATCTTCCATCGAGAACTGGATTTGCGGCATTCAGATGCGCAAACATGCCGAGGTCGTCCAGACGGTTACTCCCGACGTGAGCGGAAAAGCTTTCGAAAGAGACAGTGCAGAAATTCCAGGAGGATTTTTTGCTGTCCTCAAGTACTTTTCCAGACTTGCCGAAGAGAATGAGAGTCTCTACAAAATGAGCGTCGCGGAAGAAGAGCAAATCGTCAAGGAAGCCAAGGTCGCGAAAGCCTACAAGCGTAAAGCAGCGGCCTGTCCCGATTCCGACTTGGACACTGAGGAGGAGGAAGAGGAGGACTCGGGCAGCGATCAAGACGACGACGAAGATGAAGAGCCAATCAGAAAAAAACAACGAAAATAAAAAAACAAAACAAAAAATTTATTTATTCATTCAGTCATCATGCCCATCATTCAGTCATTCAGCCATCATTCAGCCATTCAGCCATCATTCAGTCATTCAGCCATCGGTCAACAGAAACACCTTGTTCAATTATTGTATCGACGCCCTACATACATAGTTTACATCTTCGACAATTATATATTTGTTCCTAGTAGTTGTTGTTGTTGAAACAAGTGTTGAGGTGTCTTGTATAATTAATTAATTAATTATTGAATTGTTAGATTAAACGGCAACGAAAAGTTGTTAGTTGATAACATATTTAATTATAGACATGTGAATATAAAACCCCTATCAATTTTATAAACTGGTTACTAGCCGACATCCATATTCAGCATGTCATCATCATCATCATCATCAATTAAAACTAAAACTCTTTTCAATCAATTGTTTATGGGAAAGGTAGAACCTTTATTTAATAATTTAGAATTAAAACAATTGAAATCAATGAAACCAGTGGATTGGATAACATGGCTTGATAATAGCGGTGGGCGAGCTAATATTACAAGCTTGATCATAAATGCAAATGAAAGAGGAGATAAAGATATGATTCATAGAATTGAAAATCTAGCCAATCATATAATCACGATGTCATCAAAATGTAATTCTTCAAACTTTATATTAACAGATTCGTCATGGAGACATATTCTTGATTCAGACAAGAAAACCGTAAAGATTATTCTAACATTACCTTATCCAAAAACATATCTAAAGTCTAATGGAAGATGGGGATTTCAATTTTGCGATACAATTATTCCTACGGACAATGATGTTATATGTAATGCGGTCCTAACTTGTATAACAATATTGGAAAAAATTGGCCACAATATAATCAAGTCCCCTCAAATGATAACTTTTATTACAATTGTGTTGAAAGCTGCAAATAAAATGGATAAAAGTTGTGTCTCTGAATCAATGAAAACAGGAATTAGCCATTTATTTTCCATTTTAACTGATGATACTTTTTACACCAACAATATTCAAGGTATCCAAAAATATATCGTATCAATCTAACGCTGTGCATATATCTTGTATATCTTGGTTTACATTAAAGAGTTGTTCAGATATTTTTATCGTAAATAGGCATCTTATTATCAAGGGTGTCTTTATTATTGATAGTGTCTTACGCGTCTTTATTTCTATCGATATGTCCGGAAACTGCGTGAATGTGGATGAAAGACGGTTTAAATGTTCCGGAAATTCATCATGGCGCCCGAAAAAATCTTGACTGTTTATTATTTTGAGACTAGTTTCCCCATCCCCACCACACCACACCTCCAAGACCCAAACCCAAGACACCACAATCCACCAACTCCATCTTAGCCTTCACCTTCGCCTCGCGTCCACCAACCTCCCGCACATATCATCCACCCATCCAATCACGCCCGCTCACCTTCGCCACGCTTACTCAGACACGCACCCTTCGCCACACCCACTCACATACTCTTGCGCCTTCCCTTTACACCCTTTATCTTTTTTTTCAACCTTACAACAACGTTTCACTCTTCCAACGCACAGTCGATATGGGTCTCGACGTCCACTGTCACAAGACGGAAGCTTTCGAGAGCAGCTACTCCATGCGCAAACCATCCGACGTGCAGGATGACTTGTTCTTCGAAGCTACGGGTTACACTCTGTACAGTGATAACACGTTCACCCCTGTTGAGGTGAAGAAAATGTACAAGCAACTGAGAAATCGCGTCCTCGAAATTCTCAAATATCGCGAAGGTGTTCACAAGCTGTGGTCAAACACGGACGAGGACGAAGTCGAAGCTGCCAAAGAGGCTCACAAGGCGGAGAAAAAGAACTTCGTTCCTCTTCCGCCGACTCCTCCCTCTACGACAACCACAATCACGAAAGTGGAGAAGGGTAAGAGGTCCAACAACACCAGGACGATTACCTTCACCTTGACAACGACACTCGTCGAGACGTTCACGTCCCATCCAATTTCGAATACTGTCATTCGTGAGGAAGGTGCTTCAAAGATCATTCGCGCGACGTGCTCTGACGGTCTCGTCAGAGAATTTCGCAAGCGTCACAAAAAAATCATCTGCGACGAGCGATACGACAAGATAACAACCAAGCACAAGTGGGGCGTCTACAGAAATGACGACGTCATCGACGACGCGCTACTGATGATGACAGAGAGTGGGGTTCACCTGGGTAGGTGGCATGGAGATGAGGAAGCCCTTTACTGGCTTCAGAAAATCGAGGATCGGAGCAACAAGTGTCACAGCATCTTGGCTTTTTTGCGCCATTGCGCAGAAAACGATCTGTACATCACCACCTGCAACTAACTTTCACATCTTTCACATCCAACGAACATCGACACTTTAACGAACAAAGACAATCGCCGCGTCCAACAATACCACTCCAAGCGAACCCAACTCAAAAATTGTTTATTTGCGTCGATCTCGACAACTGTCAAATCTAAAACTTTTGCATACATACATTTTCAACTCAAATTTTATAATTATAAATGTCTTTGTTGTTGTTTGAGAATTAACTACTAAGTATCTATATCGAGAGAGAGAGAGAGAGAGAGCTTGTTCCATGAATATTTTTTTTTGAACTTCTTGATTTTGATCATGCGGAAATAAAATAATATAGACTTGGACAAAGACATATTTTATTTTTATGTTTTATTTTTTGAATGCAAATATTTATTGACCATTTTTTCACTTTTCGCAGAAACAACAGAAAAAGCAAGTGTAACAAAACAACAAATGGGCAATTGCTTGTGCAGAGGTCCTATCTCCATACCTACACCCACATACTCGCCTATACCAGCATCATTGCCATCATCATCATCGCCATTGCCATTTCCAAATTTCATTTACGAAAATCCACATTTGAGCCCGGATCATGCTGATGAAGCACAAGCTGTTAATACGTACCCATTCCAATATTACGTCACGTCAGAGCAACACAGACACGACCATCTAGATCAAAATGTAGTTGATCAAAATCCCAATATTAATGATAACAATAATAATAATAATAATAACGAGGTCGGTGAAATCATAGAGTTGAGCAAAGTTGATATTCTCAAAAAAGATATTGCGTTTTATAAACAAGAAATTATTAGATACAAAGCAGTACAAGAAGAATGCTTACGTATAATCACTTACCCACTTAAATGTGGAGGTACTGAATATAAAAAACCAAAACAATTGAAAATATCATTTGGAACACCAAAGCAACGTCGTCGACATGAGCAAAATATTATAAAAGATGCGCGCAAAAGATATCAAAGGATCGAACATCAACATATAAATGACACAATATTCAGTTTGCAATATACAGAAACGAAACTAAAATTGATACTGGGACGGGAATATTTTGACAAGCATCTGCAAGTTCATCTAATACCCGATTTAGCAAATATGGTTCAAGAATATATTGACATCGATGAACTAGTTACACTCGATCCCGACTTTATGGAGATAACTCCTTGGTGGGAAACAATGTAAATGAATAGTTTTATTTTGTTTGAATTATTATGAGTTTGTAAAATTCTAGAATCCTAGCATAAACAATAATTAATTGATTTATTTTATTTTCTTTAAATTACTTGTTACTTGGTTCATGATGGATGATGAAGATGGATGATGAAGAAGAAGAATAATATTGATATGTCAAAAAGATTTTGAAATTTTTTTTTCAGATTATGCTCAAATGAACCAACAAACAAAATGTCATAAATTTGGAAACAAAAATAAAAGTTTTGTTTTATATTGAAAATAACTAAATGGGGTCATTATTATCATCATTCTTATCACCTGTAGTTGAGAAAAGTCATCTTCATATTCAATCTAATCAAGTATATACATTATTGTATGACGATGTTCTTTCTGTTATATTTTCATATCTAACGCTACAAGAAACAATTCGTACCGGACTTACTCATAAATCATGGTTACGATCGAGTACAAGTATTCGTATTCCGTGTAAAAAAATGCCTTTATTTTATACAAATATTGACACTATATACTCTGCTATAACCTCTAAATATAATTATCATTTTACAACCTGGGATATGTGTAAGATTTTGACTCACTCATATATGTCGGAAAAATACGCACACATTGCAGCGTCGGTAATTAAACGATCAAAATCCATACAACATATAGACCTAAGTCAAGTTCGCATGGGGGTAAATTCTTTTTCCATATTGATGTCTGCCATTGCTGAAAATAAAGCTGTGTCGAGCATTATAGCAAGACGATCTTTTTGCAAAGGAAAAATTGAAAGTATTTCGAATTGTATTCGCATGAATATGAGTATCATTTCCGTCGATTTAAGTTTCAGTGATTTTGATGACGAAGACGTGATATTTTTCACAGATTCAATACGAAATCATCCATCAATTACTTCAATTAATTTGAGTGGAACTAAATTTGGGTCAAAAAGCCTTCAATATCTATCGTCGGCTATTGCAAAAAATTCAATTATCACTTCAATTATTTTAAGATCTACTAATTATGATTATGACCAATTATCTATTATTGCAAATATGATTAAAGAAAGTAAATCAATTACATTTATCGATTTGTGTAATAGTGTATCAAAAGAAAAAGACGAAGATAAAGATAAAGATAAATCTATTCAAATTATAGCGGATGCATTTTCAAAAAGTACATCGATAACGTCAATCGATCTCTCTCTTGATAATATTGGAACAAAAGGATACTTCGCTTTATCAAATGCTATTGACAGCAATCCATCTATTCAATCCATTAATCTTCATAACAATAGTAGTAGTAGTAGTAGTAGTACGGAAAATGAAGGCATCAAATATTTAGCATCTTCTATTGAAAAAAGTACAACTATAACTTCTATACACTTAGGACACATGAACAAAATTGAATTTGAAGTAATTTCATCCATTGCAAAGGCCATTGCAAGTTGTCCATCATTAACTTTTATAGACCTAGATATTGCTTCTTGTAGTATAAACAAAGATTCTATAAAGGAACTTATGTCTGTTATTGCAAAAGAAAAAACGGATAAAACAAAAACAAAATTAGCACAACTGCCAGTAGCAATGTCAATGTCGATCAATTTATCATTTAATTCAATTTGTAACGAAGAAGTACAATTTATTGCACATGCAATTGCAAACAGCAACAATTTGACCAGTATTAATTTGTCAAAGAACAATATAGGGCTTTCTGGAGCACGAGAAGTGGCATCTGCTCTCAAAAAAAGTAAATCCATAAAATCAATAAATTTAAATTACAATAAACTTTGCTACAAAGGCGTCGAATCTATTTTATTAGCAATCAAAGATAATCATAATATCATATCTGTTGGTTTAGGAGGTAATTGCATTTCGTCTGAAAACGTCGATGCAATCAAAAATGTAATTAAAGATAATTTCAATCTAGCATCATTGGACCTGCATTCAAATTTTATAAAAAATCAAGAAATTATTTCCGAGATTATCGAAGCTGTAATTGAATATAGACCTCGTCTTATGATTGAGATAAGTGCAAAATATACTAGTGCTGGTAGTTCTGGTCTTTATGAAGATTTTCAAAGATTGAAAATGTTACAAATAAACAAAGATAATCATACAAAAATTTATAATTATCCCTTTCAACAAATCAATGGTGAATATTTTCGATTATTGTAATACGTTTTCTTTGTTCTCTGTTTTGCATATAATAATTCTTTGATATAAATTGCAGTCAAATCATTTTGAAATTTAATTTTTTATGTAGAATACAAGAAAATAAATCAATAAACCAAATGCCATAATGTGAACAGACAAAATCCATTTTATACAGAAAATTAAACAAATTAAATGACATCAACATCGCCTGTTGACGAAAAGAATAATCATATTCAAAATAATGTATATAAGTCTTTGTACGACGATGTTCTTTCTGTTGTATTTTCATATCTAACGCTCCAAGAAACAATTCGTACTGGCCTTACACATAAATCATGGTTACGATCAAGTACTAATACTCACATTCCATGTAAAAAATTACCTATTTATACAAATATTAACACTCTATGTTCTGCAATGACCTCTAGATATGGTTATCATTTTACGACATGGAATGCGAGTAATTCGGAAGTAATCTTGGGAAAAGAAAACTATTTAAACATAATATCCGTTATTGAGCAGGCAAAATCCTTACAACACATTAATTTAGATCGTGTTTCTATGGGGGAAAATGTTTTTTCCATATTGATGTCATCTATTACTAAAAGTAAATCTGTGACAAGTATCACGCTAAGATTTACCAACCTCAAAAATAAAAGTATGAAAATAATTGCAGATTGTATTCGCACGAATACGAATATTACATCTGTTGATTTAAGTTTTAATTATTTTGACGACGAAGCCATCATAATTTTTTCAGATGCACTACGAGATCATCCATCAATCACTTTGATAAATTTAAGCAACAATGAATTTGGGTTAAAAGGTCTTCAATATCTATCATCTGTCATTCAGAAAAGTTCAACGATAACTTCGCTTATTTTAAAATCTATCGGTCATGAACATGATGATGATCTTGACAAAGCATTTATTATTGCCAATATGATTAAAGAAAGTAAATCACTTACATTCATTGATTTACATCATAACTATATATCTAAAGCTGGAGACGTTTGGGACGGAGAAGAAAAAGAAGAAAAAGCTGTCCAAATTATTGCCGATGCACTTTCCAAAAGTGTATCCATTACATCAATTGATCTCTCTTGTAATTCTATTGGTAAGAAAGGAGCTCTCGCTTTAGCGGATTCTATGATCAAAAATCCATCTATCCAGTCTATTTATTTGAGTAATAACCCTAACTTGGAAAATGATGGCATCAAATATATAGCATCTTCTATTGAGAAAAGTACAACGATAACTTCTGTACATTTAGGACATATTAACAATATTGAATTTCAGGGATTTCTATCTGTTGCCAAAGCCATGAAAACTTGCCCATCATTAACTTTTATTGATCTTAGTAGAGATAATGTACAAAAGAGTTCTATTAAAGAACTCATGTCTGCTATTACACAAGAAAATACCAAATCAAAACTAAAATCTATCAATTTATCATTAAATTCTATTTGTGATCAAGGAGCACTATACATTGCATCTGCTATTGCTAAAAGTATATATCTTACCAATATCAATTTATCAAATAATGATATAGGATTTGTTGGAGCACAAGCAATCTCATCTGCTCTCAAAAAAAGTAAATCCATGAAATCAATAAATTTGAATTTCAATAAACTTTACAGCCGAGGCGTCGAAGATATTTTATTAGCAATCAACAATAATCATAATATTATATCTGTTGGTCTCGGAGGTAATTACATTTCTTCTGAAAGTGTTGATGTAATCAAGAGTGTAATAAAAAATAACTTCAATTTAGCATCAATTGACTTGCATTCAAATTTTATAGACAATCAAGGAATTGTCGACATTGTCGACGCCGTAATACAATATAGACCCCGTCTCATGATTGATATAAGTGCAAACAATACTCGTATTAGTCAAGATTTTCAAAAAAGAATGACACAAGTAAACAAAGACAATCATACAAAGATTTATACTCGTCCCTTTCAACAAATAAATGGTGAATGTTTTCGATTATTGTAACTTTGTGTCATTGATATCAAATATCAACAAGCTATACATTTTATTGTTGTAATTTATACTACTATGCAAAAAAGTGTATGTACGTGATTATTTTTTCTTTTTCTTAGACGTTCTTTTGCTACTAGTACTACTATCAGTTGTTGTTGTTGTAGTACGCTTATTCTTTTTCGTTTTTCGTTTATTTTCTTTTTTTAGCAGTTGAATATAATGCGAGTAAAATTCATCATCCTGACTGTTATTGTTGCCGTTTCCATTATTACCATCATCATAATCATCAAATGACGGATCTGAACTGAAAAGTGTAGATAATAAAATCAAGATACCAACGACACCCATTCCTACTATTGTCATATTTAATGGACTTTCCATTACCCAATCTGTAAATGGTTTTATATAAGCCAAAGCATCATCAATAAAATTTTTACCACCTCCATCACCCCCACCTCCAGGTGGTGGGTCATCAGTTCCTGGATCATTACCACAATATTGATTTACTTTTTGACCTTTTAAATCAATATCAGTGGAATCAAAAATATTATTAGTAACAGAACATACAGTCACTTTATCTGGCAATGGACATTCAACATCAATAAGATCAGTAGTTAATAGATGTGTTCGTTCACCTAATCTTTTATCGCCATTACAAACTGCCGACCAACAAGTAGATTGTGATTGAATAAATAATTGAGAAGATGGATCTCTAGACATAACTTCTTCTTTAATATAGTGCATAAGACCAATTGGATTTGTAATAGGTGCCCATTTAGTACTCATACAATAAGTTAATTCTGGTAAAGGTACATCATCATCTCCATGGTTAACCATTGGATCACCCCAAGATGCAACCCAAATTTTCAACATCCAATTATAGTAATCATATAAATATGGTTTTTGGGGTACAAGAGCACCATCAACTCCTTTGTCTACGACACCACTATTATCTGATTTATAAAATAATTTAGCAAAATCTTCAATTGCATATCTATCTCCATCAATCGATTTTGGAATTTTTGTTAATGATTTTGTTATCATGTCCCCAACTGAATTCCAACCAATAAATGCAGGTTCATATGTGCCTTTCCAATGCGAAGCTATGTAATAACCATCGTTGACTACTGTCGCTCCTAATCCAATTTCTCTTATAAACTTTCCCGAATCGGTAGTAGAATGTAAAATACCGATGTTTGATGGCGTGGTGACAATAGGGTAATATTTGTCAGAATCTTGACCTGCAGCAAAAAAAAATTCTTGACTTTTTATAGGCAATGATGCATCTGGAATAACCGGTGATGAATAAAATGTGACATAACTCAATGTAGTGTGCTCCTCTGTAATGTTTATATAATCAGGCAATATTTTACAATATTTACATTGAATTCCGGATAACGCATATTGTGGATCAGCCTTCCATGTAATAGTTTGATGATATTTTTGGTCTCCATAATTTGGAAGATTTTTTGTAGAGTTATCAATAGTACCATCAAATCCATTTATGGGCATAAATTCTTTCAACGAATCTGAAATATTTGATCCTGATTTCAAATTTAAAAAATGTAATAATCGATTATATTTGACAAAATTAAACGCAACTGGGCCATGTAACCCTGTTGTTCGAGGTGGGAAAGCTGGGCCCATTGGATGTCCCCATAATGGACGGACATGAAATGAAACTTGTGTGATAAACCAATCCCAGCTTGTTGGATCAATACTCGGCGGAGATACCCATAAATGTGTCTGTAGTCCTTTATCTACCAATGAAACATTAAGAGGATATTGATGACCTCCATTTGGATATAAAACTGCATTCTTACCAGCACTATTTCCCATGGTTTGTTTCTTGATGCTTGTTATAAATTAAATATAACTAAGCAAATATTATTAATTTCTTTTTCAATCTTTATTTTTATATCACAAGTAAATTATTATCTAAATACATAAACACAGTATCGTATCGTATGTCAATAACAATGTAAAATTAAAAAAAAATTATGAATAATAACTTTTTGTCTGACAAAATACAAAATACAAATACAAATTTAATCCCAAATATTTTGTTTGGCTTTCAATTTTTGTCTGACAAAATACAAATCCAAATTTAATCCCAAATATTTTGTTTGGTTTTCAACTTTTGTCTGACAAAGTCCAATTCAAAATTTAATCCTAAATATTTTGTTTGGCTTTCAACTTTTGTCTGACAAAGTCCAATTCAAAATTTAATCCCAAATATTTTGTTTGGCTTTCAACTTTTGTCTGACAAAATACAAATCCAAATTTAATCCCAAATATTTTGTTTGGCTTTCAACTTTTGTCTGACAAAATACAAATCCAAATT